GTTTGGGAAGTTTTGCCGCTTCCAAACTAAGGGGTGCTTCAACTGGTGATGCTTTGAAAGGTGCTTTGATATCGGGCGGTTTAGCTGGTTTAGGTAGTTTTGCAAAAGGTAAAGGCTTTTTAGGAACAGGCAGAGATATTGGTGTGCGCGGTATATTTGATAGAACACCAAAGACATCGCCAGTAAATGTTAGCCCAGCACAAGTTAATCCAATGGATGCTACATTAGGGAATCTGTCTCAAGGTGCAAGAGGAACACCAGACTTAGCGGCTATGAATGTACCTCCTCAAGCTCAAGGTATGCCATTAGATGCTCGATTAAATCCTCCATCACCTCCCCCTAACCCTATAACAGAAGCATTTAAAAAGTATGTATATGACCCAGCACCAAATGTGATGGATGCTAGTGGGCAAACTTCTGGTGAATCATTATTAGAAAGTTATTTAAGCCCATCACGTACTTCATTAAGCCCAGAAGCGGCAACAGTAAGAGCCGCAGAAGGCGCACAACAATCAATTGATGTGGCAAATCTAGCTTTAGAAAATCGGGGTCAGCCACCGTTAACCCCAGATCAGCAAACAGACATGATAACAAAAGCTATTACTAGTGCTTCTACTAAATACGAAGATCCTAGTTTGCTTAAAAAACTTGCTCCGTTAGGTATAGCAGGAGTCGGGGCATTAACAGCTTATGATTCAACACGTCCACCAGTGGATGAAAATGGCGATAATATAGATGATATTACAGGGCAAATGATTTTAAATCGAGATATAGAACAGGGTATATACCAATATGGGTTTGACCCTAATACTTTCTATGGTGACAATCCATTTTATCAAAGAATACAGGCGGCAGATGGTGGTGAAATCGTTGGTCCTGGAACAGGAACCAGTGATTCAATACCAGCTTTGTTAAGTGATGGTGAGTTTGTTATGACAGCAAATGCTGTAAAAGGAGCTGGAGGGGGAGACAGAACTAAAGGTGCAAAACGTATGTACCAAATGATGAAAGAATATGAGGGCAGAGCATAATGGCAATTGATACTATTATTCAAAGAGAAGCCCCTGAAATAGAAGCTTATAAATTAGGGTTACTTGAACAAGCGAAAGATTTAACTTCTGCACCTCCTGTTGGTGGTCTACCAGAAGTACAAGCGCAAGGAGCTACTGATTTACAACAACAAGCTTTTGCCGATGCCTCACAACTAGGTGTGGGTGCATACCAAAATTTTATAAACCCAGCATCTCTTATGATACAAGCTGGAGGATTAGCCCCCTCACAGGCCATGATAGATCAATATATGAACCCTTACCAACAAGCGGTGCAAGATGAAATTAATAGAGCGTATGACATACAACAGAATCAAGCGGCAGATCGTGCGATTGGCGCAAATGCTTTTGGAGGAAGTAGAGCAGAGATTGCATCACGTGAAGTTGACCGTAATAGAGCTTCAGCATTGGCTCAATCACAAGCTCAAAATTTTTTACAAGCGCAACAAGCCGCCCAAAACCAACTCCAAAGACAAATAGAAGCAGGAACACGTTTAGGTGGTCTAGGCGAGTTAGCGCAAAGAATGGATGTGTCAGGGTTAGGTGTTATGTCACAGCTTGGTGAACAGCAACGTGCTTTACTACAACAACAGTTAGAAGCACAAAGACAAACAGATTTACAGAATGTAATGGAGCCTATGCAACGTCTAGGTTTTTACAGTGATATTTTAACTGGAGCACCTAGCACACAGATGCAAACACAAATAAGCTCTACCCCTCAACCAAGTCTCTTAAATCAATTATTGGGTGCAGGGATAGGTGGTTTAAGTTTATACGGTGGATTTAATAGGGCATTTGGCTAATGAATAATATGAAAGATCAAGCTTTAGCAAGACCAATGTTCGCACAAATGGCACAGTCTATAGATAATTTAGAACAGCAGATTGATAATGCTGAAGATTATGCAGGGATTATGAATGCTATACGTGGTGATGAAGCTACTGTAGCTGAACGTCGTCAGGAACTTGGTGGATTGGTTGGTAAAAAAGATGCTAATAAAACACCTGAGTCTGTACTAACTTTAATACAACCTACTCTTGGTATTATGGAAACAGTGCAAGAAGGTGGTGTGTCAGCTGATGGTGTAGGTATTACTAGCGGTTTGACTGAACAAGCTCCAGGACAAGCAGAAGCTAAAGCACGTATCGCTATGGGTGAACAACCTGTAAAGCGAGCAAGTGGTTCTACAGGTGCAGAAGATATCACAACAAAATTATCTGGTTTGACTTCTCTTATACCTGAACCTCAAGGATACGAAGCTTATCTCAAACAATATCAAGATGTGCTTGGTGATACACCTACAGGTTTTGAATTAAATCCAGTTATATCAGGATTAAACCTCGCCGCCATAGTAGCTAATGCACCCCGAGGAGAATTATTATCAACGATTTTGAAAAAAGAAAATATAAAAGATGTCAGTGATCCTATATTACAAATGGCACAAGCTAGAAGTAAACAAGAGCAAGCTTTAAAACTTAAAGCATTAGATGCGCAAACTGCCGCTAAAACGAGTGCCGCAGAACAAAAATCCGACTTATTAAAAACAGCACTACCTAAACTATTAGAAGCTGATGATATTACTGTTCAAACAGATGGTACAGGGCAACCTTATATTGTCAATAAAACTACAGGTGAAACCACTAAATTCGGTGAACCTACTCCGACTAAGTATACAACATTCACAACTACTGATGGCACAGTATATAATTTTAATGAACAAACAGGTGAATATAAAGCGACAGATATTGCTAATGCTCCTGCTCGTAGTGCTGTTAAATTAGGAGATGGTCGTACTGCTTTAATAGATCTTACAGCCACAGATCCTACAAAAAATATACAGTATTTAGGCACAGAAAAAGTTGATGATAAATATGAATTTAAAAACGTAGGCGGTGGAGTGCTTGTTAGTAATAAACAAACTGGCGCAACTGAATTTAGAACAGTTGAGGGTATGCCTATTGATTTTGAGGTTTATGGTAGTGCTGAAAGTGGTTTTTTCAAAGTAGATAAAAATGGCACTGCCACACCACTTACAGCTGATGAGACAGGTGTGACAATACCAGATACCGATTTTCAAAGAGAAATAAAACAATTTAAAGAGGTGCAAGCTAAATTGTTGGGCATGGATCCAACAGATGAAGGTTACGCTGAAACATTGCTTGAGTTTCAGGCATTCTCAGAAAAATACACACCAGTTAAAGATTCTGAGTTTGAAAGAATAGCAAACGCTAATGCTGAAAGAATTTACAAAAACACAGAGGGTACAGAGCAGGATAAGCAAGCGGCTAAAAATGAGTATTTAGCTAAAACATATAACGACTATGTCGTAGCAAAATCAACAGTCAAACAAAATTATAACCCTAATGAAGCACTGGATAAAGAGTTTGCGACTATATTTGGTAAACAAGTAGAAGAAATAGGTAAAGGAGCAGAAAATGCTGAAAAACTTGCTAGGTTATCTAATTTAGCTCTTGCCGCTTCTGATAATTTTAAGACTGGAGCTTTTGCTGAAACTCGTTTGAATATTATAAAAATGGCTGAATCTCTTGGTATAGTAGATACAATGCGATCTGCACTAGGAGAAGATAGGTTTAACAGGTTCTTTCAGCAAGATTTAGATAATGTAGCATCTGGTGAATTATTACAATCAGTTGGATCACAATTTGCTATTATGATGGCAGAAGCATTTCCTGGAAATCTAAATCAATCAGAAGTTGACTTGATTATTAAAGCCGCACCAAATATAGGTGTTTCACGAAAAGGTTTAGAAACATTAAACTCTGTATTTAATGCCGCAAATAAGAGAGCTCAGTTAGAGGCAAAATACTCAAGTGAATTTTTACAAGACCCAGCAAATCAAGGTCTCGGAGCAGAAGCAAAATACGCTAAATATAATGAGGGGTTACGTGAAATACGTGCCGCAAATAAAGTAATCACAGAAGAAATGGTCAGTGCAATAGAAGCAGAAGCACAAGGCGCATTAGATGTCCCAGAAGGTGGTATACGTATTAAAAAATCAGACGGTGGTTTTGATACATTAACTGCAACCCAAACACAAGTTTTTGAAGTTGCTAAAAATAATGACTTAAATGACTTTTTAACAAAATGGCCAGATCTTACTGCTCAATATCCAGAGTTAAAAGATGATGATCCTCGGGCAACTTATAATTTATTAAAAGGTTTTACTAGAGTAAACTGATGGCTATTACTTTTCCAAAAAAAGGTGGGAGTACAACTACTCAACAAGGCGCGAGCACGACCACTCAACAAGGTGGTGGTGTTGTTTTTCCAAAAACTCAAAGTGCTACACCTGATATAAAATTTACTCCTGGAGGTGCTAGATTTACACCTTTTGGCTTAGAAGAGTTTGTTGATCTACAAGATGACACACTTAGTGAAGCCATGTTTGAACAACAAATAGCTGATGATTTGTTGCAACTTGGTTTACCTGATCCTTCAGTAGGTGACTTTGAACCATTGTCTCCTGATATAACTGCCGCTAGAGATTCTGAAATTTTAGCTAATTATAATACATTTAAGAATGCTGAGATTGATAGAATAGATTCAGTATTGACAGAAAAACTTGGTGATAAATGGCAAGGATCACGCACCAAAGGTCCAATAGGATTTACTGTTACTGATGGTTTAGTGAGAAGACAAAGTGCTGGTACATTTGAAGACAGGCAATTATATTTTAAAAAACATCATCCCGAAGGTAAATACTCTCGCATACCAACAGGGGGTGGGAAATTTATAGAAGTTTATAGTCTTACACCAGACGGTGATGTTTTTGCTGTAGATAATGTAGGGCTTGGCACATTACCTCAAACAACTGGAGCAATTACCGCTAACGTAGGTAATTTTACAACCGTTGGAAGTTTAGTAGGTACTGTTTTTAGTCCTTTAATAGGTACTACTGTTGGGGCTTCATTAGGAAATTTAGTTGATCAGGCTATTGCTGATGAAACTTCTTTAAATAATCTCGAGCTTCTACAAGGTCTTGATAAAAGTGATGCGGCTACAATAGGTATAGTAGATGGTTTGATAGCCAAATTTCTTCCTGGATTAGGAGGTAAACTAAAACAAGGGATCACAGGTGAAAGTGGAGCTTCTATTTTAGCTAGAAAAACTTCAGGTCCACAGGCATTGAAAGCGCAACAAGCCGCAGAAAGATTAGAGTTGCCTTTATTTGGTGCGGCACAATTAGCGACTGATAATAAATTAATTCAAGCCGCATTTACGCAAACAGCAGGAACATCTAGTATTCCTGGACGACTAATAAATAAACAACAACGAGCATTGTTTGAAAGATTAAAACAAAAAGCACAAAGTGATTTTGACTCTTTTACAGCAGAAGAATTAAGCACCTATACAAAACTCCAACAAGATGAATTAGCAGAGCAAGTATATCAACTTGTTGCTAATAAATTTGGTGGTACTTTACCAGAAGGTATGACATTAGAGGGTATTGAGCGTAGTATAAGAGATTCAGCCAGTAAATTACAGGTATCTCATAATGAGCTTATTGATGAGGCCTATAAAAAAGCTTTTAATACTGCTGGTTCAGATAGTGTTGTATTTGATCTTACACCTTTAAAAAGCATAGCAAGAGATATACAACTTGGGACACAAATAAGAACAACCCCAAAACGAGTAGACAAAGCTGGTAGGGCTATTGATGCACAAGGAAGGTTAATACCAACACCTACAACTCGTGCTGAAGGTGAGTTAAGCGGTGAACTTAAAGAAATTACAAATGCTTTAATCAATGTGCTTGAACCAAAAGTTTCTAAACTCGTTGTAAAAGATCAAGGTAAGCAAAAAAGTTTTGATGCATTAAGTCAGCTGAAAGGTTTGCGTGATAGAGCAAGTAGATTGATGAATGACCAAAATGATTCTAAATCTGCAAAACTTATTGTCGACGCTATAGATGAAATTTTAGAGAATCCTGTGGGGGGTAGTAAAGAATTTTTAAAATATTATGATGAAGCAAAAACATTAGTTAAACTTAAATCTGATACTCTTAATGCTTCTAATATTGCAAGTATGTTTTCTCGTAAATCTGATGTAATGCCAAACGAGCTTGCCGAAAAATTTTGGACAGGTCAATTTAGTTCTCGTGATTGGGATTATTTTACTAAAATGGCAAAGGGAGCGGCTGGCAATAGACCAGATGCTAAAATAGCCGCACAACAATTAATAGCAGATGTGCAAGATGGTTTTATAACATGGTTATATCAAAATCCAGCTAAGACACAAGAACGAATACGGACTATTATGGAAGCAGATAGCGATTTATTTGCAAAAATAGTTCCTGATATTGGTGACCGTAAAGCCTTAGAGAATATTTCTCAGAAATCTTCTTGGTTACAATCAGATGGTGTACAAGCCGCTATGAAACGTGATATGACAGTGGGTGAAAGAGCGTTAAAATCAATTGAATCAATGACCGAAAAAGAAATGATTGACTTCATTAATAAAAATGGTGGTATTGATGGTAAAGCCGCTACTCAAATGCGAGCGGCCGTTTTTAATAGAGTATTAGAAAAAGTTTCAGACCTTGATAAACAAGATCTTAACATAGTAGATGTTACAAAGTTACGTGATGAGTTTAATAACCTCTTAAATTTTAATCAACAAGCTGGGTACGGTAATCTTAAGCCTTTGTTCCAATCAGCCACAGTAAAAAATGATATTCCTACTTATGATGGAAAAACTAATGAGTATATAAAAGATTTGATGGACAATAGAATTTATGCATCTTTTCTTGCTGGTTTTCAAATAGATGCGGGAGGTCAAATACAAGCCGCCTCAGCTGTAGCTGGTTTAGCAAGATTAGAGTTTCAGGCATTTAAAACTATTTTTACAAATAATGTTATGGCTAATATTTTTGCCAGTCCACCTTCAGTCTCTCAGTTGAAAAAAGTACATGGTGGGGGTGCTAAAACGGGAATACAAAGGTTTTGGAACAGACGCAAAGGAAATGTATTCGCTAATATTTTGGGTCAGTTAGGTGATAAATTTAGTAAAGATGTGGAAACACCTAAAGAAGAAGTTAAACGCACAGGTCAACCACCACAAATGGGAGATGATTTAAGTGAACCTACAGCTAGTGTTTCGCCTTCAATCACACCAACGCCTCCTGTTGTACCTACACAAACAGTTGGATTAAACTTACCTCCATTACCTTTGGCATCTACTCCCACTCGCTCAGGAACAAATTACGATTCATTGTTTCCACGTGATGATATAGGTAGTGCTATCGCAAATAGAAACAGATCAGGAATAATGGCATTAACATAATGAATATAAAACAATTACAAGCAGAACTAGAATTAGACGAGGGTTGCAAGTATGAAATATACTTGGATCATTTGGGTTATCCCACTTTTGGTATTGGTCATCTCATACGTGATGATGACGAAGAGCATGGACAACCTGTTGGAACAGTGGTCTCAAAAGATAGAGTATCAGAATGCTTCACTCGCGACATCGACATGGTGCTCAAAGACTGCGAGATCGTATTCCCCGCTTTTCAAGTACTGCCCGATGAAGTCCAATTAATCATAGCTAATATGATGTTTAATTTAGGAAGACCAAGATTTTCTAAATTTAAAAAATTTATTTTAGCTGTGAATATGCATAATTGGCAAGAAGCCGCAGACCAAATGGTTGATTCAAGATGGTATACTCAAGTTCCAAACAGAGCGCAAAGACTTGAGCAAAGAATGAGAGCAGTTATCTAAAATGGTTGATCCAGTATCAGCAATGGCTATTGCTGGAGCGGCTTTTTCTGCATTGAAAAAAGGAGTTTCCATTGGTAGAGATATTGAGTCTATGGGTCGTGATCTCAGTCGTTGGATGGGTGCTGTATCTGACATAGACCGCGCTCATCATGAAGCAAAAAATCCTCCAATATTCAAAAAATTATTTAATGGTGCTTCTGTTGAACAAGAAGCTATAGAGTTATTTACGCAAAAGAAACAACTTGAAAACCAACGTGACGAGTTACGTAAATTAATTAGTGCGATGTGTGGTCCAAACGCTTGGCAAGAGCTACTTCGTATGGAAGCAGAAATTAGAAAACGAAGAAAAGAGACATTATATGCTCAGCGGGAAGCTAGAAAACATTTAATAGAAATTATTAGCATATTTATTTTAATACTTACTGTATGCGGATTTTTTATGTTTATACTCTATCTTTGGTATAACAGGGGTAAATTTTAAATAATCCAATCCCTAAAATCTTCCGCTAATACCTGACTTGCTATATTGATCTTATTACGTAATGCTTTCAATACACGTTCATCTGTAGTGTTCTCAGCTATAATATCTATATAAGTTACTTTACTAGTTTGACCTATACGATGTGCTCTATCTTCACTCTGTAACCTAACTTCTAAATCAAAATTATTACTATAATATATAACTGTTTTAGCCTGTGTAAGAGTTAAACCATATCCACCTGTCCTTGGCTGTCCAACAAAATAATTTAGTGGACTATCTGGGTTTTGGAAAGTATCTACAATCTCTTGCCTTTTATTACTTTCTGTTTCACCATAATAAGTAGCCACTGTATTTTCACCATACTTATCAGCTATAGCCTTTTGTATCGAAATAATGTCATGCGTAAACGTAGCCCAGATTATCACCTTATCATCTGTTTCTTCTAATATAGACATAAGTTCAGGTAATTTTGCTGAATCAAAAGTTTTTATAACACCTTCATCAGTTTTTACATGACCTGAACAAACTTGTTGCATACGTAACAGTTGAGTAAGTATGGTATCCGTGGTAACATTACCTTCTTCCATCATAGCAAGTGCAAAACTTTTTAAACTATCGTACACTGACCTTTGTTCTTTTGTGAGTTCTACACTACGTTTTACATACACTTTATCTGGTAAATCCAAACAATCTTCTTTTTTAACTCTGAAACTAAATTTATCTAATAGTGAGTTTAGTTTTTGTAAATTCCTATATCCTACCACTTGGTTAAAACTATGCGACCCCATAGTTCTACGTTGCACTACTGCATACTCATGTTGAAAACTAAAGAAACTACTATGCCCTAATAACCAAGGATCAAGAAACTCACACTGAGAATACAAGTCCATAGGGCTTTTTGTTACTGGAGAGCCTGTAAGTATACGCCTGTGCTTCGCGTGTTTTCCTAGAGAAACCACTGTTTTTGTGCGTTTTGCGTCTTTATTTTTAATAGTGGTGCTTTCATCTATAGCCATAAGTGCATCATGAGCAACTAAAAATCTTTCCGCTATGGTCGCCCCTTTCTTGGTACTTAGGGCTTCTACATTCATAATAAATATTTTTAAATTATCATCTGGGAAAAATAATTTACGTTGTTCATCTAACTGTTTTTTAGTTTGGTTAGGGTTCCACAAAACAGTATCTGAAATTACATGCTCAGGTAAATGATTGGGTAACTCACCACGCTCCCAATTTCTATACACACCTTTTGGTGCGATAATTAATGCGGCAGTTATTTCTCCACGATCATACAATATGCACATATTATCTATAAGAACTTTTGATTTGCCTGTACCCATATCCATAAAGTAAGCAAACTCAGATTTGTTCCAAGATTTTGTGAGCGCATCAAGCTGATGCTCATAAGGTTTGTGTTTAAATTTGTAACGCATTTCACCACTTTCTGACTGGTTATTTATAATACACCCAAAACAAAATATCACCTAAACTTTTTTAGTCGCCAAAAATGTCGCGCGGCCAGTCAAAGATATCAGATATCGTATATTATAATATCAGATGGATAAGTTAGATAACTTTTTTGTTTTATTACTATATATAAAAGTGCATACTGTTTTAGTGGGCAATCATGCCTACAAGAAAGCAACGGAGTAGAAAGCCGTGACGGTCTACATAACACAAGAAGTACGTGGTAGGGATATCACAGATGCAGTTGCCTTCGGTGACTTGCAAATACTTGTTCCTGCAAAGGAGCAAGTGGCTTTCAGCACACAACCAACAGTGCGTAGGATTGCAAAAGGTCTGCAAAAATTTAATGACAATGACTTTTTATTATTATCAGGTGACCCTGTATGCATAGGCATAGCTTGTGCTCAGGCGGCTAAGAATAATAATGGTAAGTTTAAAGTATTAAAGTGGGACAGGCTTGAAGGTAAGTATTACCCATTGTCGGTTGATTTATATCATAGGAGGAGCCTGTAATGCAGGACTTTGAAAGTGTGGCTAGTGACCTGACTAGCCTAGATAAATCAGGTATAAGCACTATCAGTAACCTATGCAAACAGCAACTTACGTTAGAACAACGTATAGCTGACCTTGAACAAGAGCTCAAGGATGCAAAACAAGAGCATCGTAAAATAGCTGAGGATTTACTTCCTGCCGCTATGGACGAATATGGTGTTGCTGAACTTAAAATGGATGATGGTTCTAAAATAAACGTATCACCCTTTTATAGTGCGAGTATACCAAAAGCTAAACAGGATGAAGCTTTTACATGGCTTACTGAACAGGGGCATGGTTCATTAATAAAAAACCATGTGACTGCGGCTTTTGGTCGTGGCGAGGATAACCTTGCTAAAGACTTGCTTGCCGAGCTGGATCAGCGCGGTATGGCAACGCAAACAAAGACGTGGGTTGAACCCATGACACTCAAGTCTTTTGTTAAAGAGCAAGTAGAAAAAGGTGAAAATTTACCATACGACTTGCTTGGCATATTCGTGGGGCAGAAAGCTAAAATAACAAGGAGCTAAAAATGGCAAATGAAGTGACTAAAAGAAGTGCTACAAATGTAGCGTTGTCGGACTTTGAAGAGTTTGGTTCGTTAGGTTTTGAGGAGACACGCACAGAAGATATGGCTGTACCTTTCCTAAGGATACTTGCACAACTAAGTCCACAAGTTAATAAACGTGAGGGTGCTTACGTTGAAGGTGCTGAAGCAGGAATGATTTTTAACACTGTTTCTAACAAGGTCTATGATGGAGAAAAAGGTGTACAAGTTATACCTTGTTATTATAATCGTAGGTTTGTTGAGTGGGCTCCTAGGGAAAAAGGTGGGGGATACTTTGGCAGTTACCACCCTGATGACCCCATAACAAAAACTACCACTAAAAACGAACGTGGTGAAGATGTATTACCGAGCGGTAATTTACTCACAAACACAGCACAGTTTTTTGTAATACTACTGGATGAAGATGGTCCTCAGCGTTGTTTAATTACAATGAGTAGTACACAATTACGCAAAGCTCGTAAGTGGGTAACGCAAATGAACTCACTTACATCAGTGGGTAAAAATGGAAGCTATGTCTTACCCATGATGTCACATAAGTACCAACTAGAAACAGTGGCTGAATCTAATGATAAAGGTTCTTGGTTTGGTTGGGATATAAATAAGGTAGGTATGCTTGACCTTAATAAAGAGCGTGATCTATTTGATATGGCAGTAGAGTTTGCAAAGTCTGTAAAAGCTGGAGAAGTAGAGGTTAAAGAAACACCGGAAACTCCAACAGCGCATGATGATGACGACTCGCCATTCTAACAACGGAGGGGGTTGATCGCCCTAATGTTGCAGGGACAAACACTATACACACTACTCTAGTGTTTGTCCCACCTTTGGAGGTATATATGAGTTTAGCAGAAAATTTCTTAAAATTATTTGAAGGCAATAAAAGAGCGCACGGGATATTCAATCCTGATGAGCAACGTGCTGATGGTAAAAAACTAGGTGTCTATAAAATAATTAAACAGCCTCCCACTGTGGAACTATGGCAACAACATTTAGATGGGAAACAGGGTTTAGGTATTATACCCATACGTGATGATAATATGTGTACGTGGGGTGCGATAGATATTGATAATTATGAAGTTGACCATAAAGTTTTAGTAAAAAGATTAAAAGAAGCTAAGATTCCTGGATGGGTTGGTAGGAGTAAATCAGGGGGAGCACATATATACTTCTTCTTTACTGACCCTATAAAAGCAGGATTTGTACAATCTAAACTTACAGAGTTAGCGGCTTCATTAGGACATGCAGAGGGGGAAATATTCCCTAAACAATCAACCATTCTTGTGGACAGAGGAGATACAGGTAATGGTTTGAACATGCCGTATTATAAAGGTGATTTAAGCACTCGCTCTGTTTATAATTTTAGTGGTGAAATTATGACACCAGAGGAGTTTGTACAACAAGCACGTAGGTTTCGTATTGGTCCAGATAGTTTTAGAGATTTTAGGATATCTAAACCAGAACCAAAGTTAAAAGATGGTCCTCCTTGTTTGAATGCACTTTGTGAGCAAGGGTTTGGTGAGGGGTCACGTAATAATGCGTTATTTAATCTAGGTGTCTATGCTCGTATGTTTGATGGAGATAATTGGGAAGCTTTAGTTCAACGCTATAATGTAGATTATTTACATCCACCTTTGAGTCATAATGAAGTCGGTGCTGTAATAAAACAGTTACAACGAAAAGATTATCACTACAAATGTGAAGATCAACCCATCAAACCTTTTTGTAATAAAGATATATGTATAACTCGTAAATATGGTGTTGGTCCAGCTGGAGTACAAAATCAGATGTCCAGCTTAACAAAAATAGATGGTGACCCACCGATATGGATACTTGATGTTGATGGTCAACGTGTTGAGTTAAGCACCGATGGGTTGATTAGTCAAACACGTTTTCAAAAAGACTGTGTGGCTCAAATCAATAAACTGCCTATTGCTGTTAGCCAAAGAGCATGGCAGACTAGAATACAACTATTACTGGATAACTTAACTATTGTTGAAGTGCCACCAGATGCTACAATAAAAGGAGAGTTTGAAGATTTATTATCACAGTTTTGCACAGACAGAGCAAAGGGTACAGATCGCGAGGACATACTACAAGGAGTTGCTGTTTGGGCAGAAAGTAAAGTTTATTTTCAGGTCAAGGATATAAAGAAACATTTGTCTGTAAATGACTTTAACCACTACACTTCTAATAAAATAACCTTAAGATTACAGGGATTGGAGGCTGAAAAAATGTTTTGGAGAGTAAAAGGTAAAGGCATACATGTATGGTCATTACCACAAGATTACTTTGCAACAAATGATGAGCCTTTAGCTTTACCTGATATGCCTATGGAGGATAACATATTATGATATTTAGAAATTTATTAAGTAAAATATTTCCTTGGATACAACCAAAAGGTTCTGTATCTGTGCAAGTACAAGGTGCTTCTTCTACCACAGCTAAAAAACCTAGAGGTCGACCTAAGAAAAAATGAATATAATAATAGGTCCTCCTGGAACAGGCAAAACTACCTTTTTGCTAAATAAAGCTGAAGAGTATATGCAGAAAGGTGTGCCACCAGATCGTATAGGCTATTTTGGATTTACACGCAGAGCGGCTGAAGAAGCTATGAATCGAGCTATTTATAAGTTTGGATTGCACAAGAAAGATCTGCCTTTTTTCCGCACTCTTCATAGTCTGGCTTTTATGCAGATGGGTGTAAATACTTCACAGATTATGACATCTGATAAATTTAGTGAAGTAGGCGAATGGTTAAAGATAGGTGGGTTTTTTGGTAATGCGATGAGTGATCAAGGTCCTTATAAAGATTTTGGATATGGGGATAAGTTTTTAGAAATTATAAATATAGCACGTATTCAGCAACAACCTTTAAGGTCTGTATATAATGCTTCTACTGTACCACTTAAAACAGATTGGGCTAGGGTTGATTATGTTGATCGTGGTTTAAAAGCATGGAAAGAACACTACAACCTATTTGATTATACAGATATGTTAGAGCAGTTTTGTTATAGACAGTTAGCCCCAAAACTAGAAGTCGTTTTTATAGATGAAGCACAAGATTTATCACCTTTACAATGGTCTATGGTGCATCAATTACAAGCTAATTCCAAGGAGATGTTTGTAGCTGGAGATGACGACCAAGCCATTTTCCGTTATGCGGGAGCAGATGTAGACTACTTCATAGGGCTCAGTGGTTCCGTTACCGTTCTCAACCAAAGTTACAGGATTCCCTCCGATCACCATGCACTTAGTGAGAAAGTTATTCAAAGAGTCGTTAACCGTAGAGCCAAACAATTCAATCCAAGGCAGGATAAAGGGGGTGTTTTCTGGCATAGACACTCCGAAGAAGTTGATATGTCCCAAAGCGATTGGCTTCTACTGAGCAGAACAACAAGAGGTGCTAGGCAAATAGAAGAGGAAGTTCGCCGAAGGGGACACCTTTATACTTATAATGGCAGTAAATCTATAGATGGTAAAGTGCTAGAAGCTGTAAGGCTGTGGGAAAATTTACGCAACGGTCAATCAATCAATGCAGAACAAGTGCGTACTATATATAGCCAGATGATTATTGGCACTCAAGTAGAGTATGGTCATAAAACTTTTAGTAAAGGGCAGATTGACCAAAGATATTCGTTACAAGATCTACAAGATTTTTATGGGTTATTGCATAATCTTCCATGGGATGAAGGATTGGGTAAGATATCTGACAGTGATAAAAGGTATATTAAGGCATGTTTAAGAAAAGGTGAATCACTTACAAAAGAGCCGCGCATACGAATATCTACAATACACTCTGCTAAAGGAGCTCAAGCAACAAATGTTATGATGTTAACAGATACCATGCGTAGATCATACTCTATGTGGCGCAAGTTTGATAACGAGCATTTTGATGAAGCTCGTGTGTTTTATGTTGGTTTAACAAGAGCATTAGAAAACTTACATCTAATACACCCAATGTTTAGTAGAGGATATCAGATCCCTGCTTAGTTGGTCGCCATGAGTATATTTTATTATACTTGGTGCGTATCTACAGGCATAATTTAATATAAGTAAATTGCTATAGAAGGAGCACACATGGAAACAGTAAAATACTTAACAAGAGACTTTATTATAAAGTTAAACAACAGAGCTATTCAGCGCAATGCTAACCGTACTCTCAAGGCTAGATTTGTTAGTAAACTTGCCGATAATTGTAAATACCCTATTATTGAGCAGTTATTACACAATGATGTTGAGATGCGTTGCCATATAGCTTACAATGACAAAGGCGATGTTTGTGTACTTGACATACCTTTGTCTGACTATAATAATTTACCTACGGTTGACGTAGCTATGAATGCCTAGTTTTTTAGAAAGGAGAACAATATGGCACATCAAGTAGAAACAATGGCTTATGCAGGAGAGGTTCCTTGGCATGGTCTAGGTAAAAAAGTTGAGCACAAACTTACACCAGAGGAGATGCTCAAAGCCGCTGGTCTTGACTGGACAGTTAGCAAACGTCCTGTTTACTACGCGGACAAACCAAATACATGGGACTTAAATGACCCAAGAGGTGAAGCAAAAATGCTTCGCGCTCAAGATGACTACCTCATTGTACGTGACTCAGATAACCGCGTACTATCACATTGTGGCGAAGGTTTTGTACCTTTTCAAAACCATGAGACCATGTCTTTCTTCAAAAAGTTTACTGATGCAGGTCATATGGAGATGGATACTGCTGGTAGCCTTAGTGATGGTGAGCGTGTATGGGGTCTTGCTAAAATTAAAAAAGGTTTTAAGTTAGCAGGAGGCGACGACATTGAAGGTTATTTGTTAATGGCTAACAGTCACAAAGTTGGCACGGCAATGACCATGATGTTCACACCCATACGAGTTGTGTGTAACAACACCATAACTCTAGCTCTGGAGTCAAACGGTATCACTGGTAAGTTTAGAGTACTACACTTACAAATGTTTGATGAGGAAATTATGCAAGCCGCTGAGACTGCACTTGGTATTAGTGGTGAGCAAATGAAAACATTCCAAGAGCAGTCTGAGTTCCTTGCTAATAAAAGAGCTACTAGGGATCAGGTAGATAACTTCATAGCAGAGTTATTCCAGCCTAAATTACTTATTGAGCGTGGCAAAACTAAAGAAGCAGACTTGCCTCCCTTGCATGAGGAGTTTAGTAAAACTTCACAAATGGTATTAGAAGCTATTGAAACATCTCCTGGACATAGCAAAGCTTCTGCTAAAGGTACTTGGTGGGGAGCACTCAATGGTGTGACATATGTTATGGATCACCAGAAACGTGCAAAGAGTCGTGACCACGCACTTAACTCCGCATGGTTTGGTACAGGTGCAACGACTAAACGTAAGGCTATGACCAAAGCTCTTGAGTTTGCTAAAGTATCATAAGAGCAAGTAATACTTTATAAAGTTCCCTACATAGGCTATGCTTATGTAGGGAGTAGTTCATAGAGAGGAACAATCATGCCACAAAATAAAACATATGTCGTATTACAAAACGACAATACTTCTAATAGGAATGAAGCTTATAGCTTTTTTAAGTTTCCTTCGTTACGTGACACTAAAAAGTGTGATGAGATCAATCAACACAGTTTAGTGTTTTCCACTGTAGAGCAGTTAACAGAACATTATAGTGAAGAAGAATTAATTTCTATAATGGATGCTACATATAAAAAAGATGTTAAAGAAGCTTTAGAGGAAGAGTCATTAACCACTATTCGTAAAATAGGAACACACGGCACGTTCTTTAATTTTGTAGATCTAGTTGCTCGTAATTATAAACCCATCAGTAAGGAGAAACCAATGACTGATAAAACTGTAGTACACATCGATCAATTCAATAATAAAACGCAAAAGCATGAAGCTAGTAAGTCGCCTATTAAAAAGTCGCAGTATAACCCTGATGCTAAGATACTTGCTATTAATGGTGAGTCTGGAGTTTACGTAAACCCTTATCGCTCAGGTAGTAACCGATGGCATAACTTTGAAGCCCTTATAAATTCTGGTACAGTTGGTGAAGCACTAGCGGCTATGAAAAAATTAGTTCCAGGAGGCAATAGCGTAGACATTAAGTTAGCACTACAACGTGGAGTTATAGAGTTGGAGGAGCCTAGTAATGGAAAATAAAACAGAAAACCAAGTTAAAGATTGCGTTATATGTGGTGGTAAAATAGAGCCACATGTAGATAAATCTGGTAATCCATATTGGTATGATGGGCATAATGCAGAGCCTGTAGCAGAAGGGAGATGCTGTAATACGTGTAATGAGTATGATGTAATCCCAGCTCGTATAATGGCTATTACAGGACACCACTGAAATGTTAGTAGAAAGTTTTTATAGCTGGATAAATGAACGGCATAAGATATATTTGCAAAGAGTGGAAGGGCTACCACCACCATGGACAAATGACCCTATTTTACAAGAGTATAAATTTACTAACCCCTTCCGTGAAAATGATAGGGTTACAATTTGGCTTCGTAAAAAATGGACTGATGTACATAATAATGCCCCTCATGGTGAAATTATATTTAACTGTTGTTTGTTCCGTATGACTGGCACAAGTGAGTTTGCTGAAGATCATGGTTGGGTATATGAAAACGAAGGTTGGGATGCTGAGCGCACTAAAGAAATATTAGAGCGTCGTTTAGCAAAAGGTTTACGAACTTTTACAGGAGCATATATAATTACTAATCAAGGTGTCAAAGCAAAAAAGTCCGAGGTAGTAGTTGATAATTTTCTTAAGCCGATCTGGGAGAATAAGGACAAGGTGGCGGAAGTTGCTTGCCAAACCAATTCGCTCCAAAAAACCCACGAGGAGATGGCTAGGTATCGAGGGTGGGGAGGAGGAGGTTTTATGTCTTACGAAGTCGTTTCCGACCTCAACTACACACCTGTCTTGGACAAGGCAGAAGACCGTTTTAGTTGGGCAAACGCAGGTCCAGGAGCAAAACGAGGATTAAACAGAATACATGGCAGAAACCTTAAAAAAGTTCTACCACAAGATCAAGCTAATTTAGAAATGCACCATTTATTGAAGTTAGCTCCACAGCATGTAGAATCATGGGTTCCGTTAGAGCAAGTAGATATGCGGTGTATAGAGCATAGCTTATGTGAGTGGGATAAATACCAAAGAGTATTTCTTAAACAAGGCAGACCACGAAGTAGGTTTACTCCCACAAACACAGATGTACCAGAGGGGAGAGTAATGTAATGATACCTATTTATATACCCACTAGGGGAAGAACTAACAAACAAACTACATGGGAAAGTATAGGCTCAAAAGTTAGATCAGCGGCTGTTTTAGTTTGCCCCGATAATGAAGTATCCACACATGAAAGTTTGGGTAGGAAGACATTAAACAGAGGTTCTATAACAGGGATAAATAATGCGCGACAGTTTATACTAGAACATGCGTTGGAGAAGGGACATGATAAAATTATTATTTTGGATGACGATCTTATATTTGGTCGTCGCATATCTGACGTAGCACCTAATCTACGTAAAACCAAACCAGAGGAAATGCATGAGCTATTTGATACTATGAGTGAATATTTAAATTCATATGTGCATGTTGGTGTAAGCCCAAGACAAATGAATGATAAACATTTTCCTGCTCGTTGGAAGGAGTGTATGAGGCAAAATGCTGTTCATGGTATCCAACCAAAAGTATTAAAAGAGGAACATCTACGTTATGACACAGTAGATCTCATGGAAGATTATTATATGACACTTAGTTTATTTAAACTAGGCTATCCTAATGTTATGATTACTGATTGGACGTGGGATCAACGTGGGGCATCAGGTGCTGTAGGAGGATGCAGTTCGTATCGTAATGCTGAACTACAAGAACGTGCAAGTAAAAAACTTGAAGCTATGTTTCCTAAACATGTGAAGGCTGTTAAAAAAGAAACTAAAACAGGTTGGGATAACATGAAAGTACGATGGGATGTACGTGTACAATGGCGAAAGGCGGCAAGTGATGGAGACTGTATCTAATAATTACCAAGACCCCCCTAACGCTATACAAGTAGAACTTGTAGAGGGTTGTAATTTAGCATGTTCTTTTTGTGGCATCCAGTCTATACGTGAAAACGAAGCTGATGGTCCAAATGATAAACATGGTAAAAAGTCAGCACCATATAAAAATTTGACAATACAAACAGCTGAAGCGATTTGTGACCAAATCATGGAAGCACATTGGAACCCTCGTATTGAGTTCGCTATGCATGGTGAGCCAACTATGCATCCTTTCTTTATTGAGATGATAAGTTTGTTTAGAAAAAAGTTACCAAAAACCTCTCTTATGATGACGAGTAATGGAGGAGGTTTGTTGAAGGACACAGAGGAAACAGTCAATAAACTTATGGATGCAGGGATAAATGTTTTATTTCTTGACAATTATGAGCGTATAAAAATAGTTGATAAAATTAAAGAACGGTACACAGGTCCTCATCCCGTTTTTGAATATCCAACAGATCGTCGCGCTAACCCACATCGTAGAAGAAAATATGATGAGCATGATATCGTAGTTGGCATGGATCTTACACTAGCTACAAATGGCACACATGCTCAAGTTAGTAACCACGCTGGATCAGCTTTTCCACTTAACTACGATCAGTGGGGTAAAAGATGTGCAAAACCTTTTAGAGAGTTAAGTATTAGATGGGATGGTAACGTAGCTCTTTGTTGTAATGATTGGCCTGGATGGTACAAGTGTGGCAATCTTCATAGCACGAATTTACAAGACATCTGGCAAGGTGATGCTTTCCATGCCGCACGTCAAAAATTATATCATGGACAACGTGACTTCGGTCCATGTAATGGTTGTGACAACGTAACACTTCGTAACGGTTTGTTACCAGACCGCATGGGCAGACAAAGTTTACCCGAGCCAGATGAACATACAAAAGAGGAAATAAATAAAGCTCTTAGCAATGGCACATATACACCCAAAGTCAAAAAGCATTTTGACTTTATTTAAAAGCCGTATAGCCACTAGAAGCTTGCTTTTAGTAGTTGTACAAGTAATAATAAACTCGGCCGCTCGAGCGGCTTTAAAACCCCATAGAAAGGCGGTAAAAAATGGCAACATTTAGTAGCACTATTGTGAGAGGTGCTCATACTATCACAGCTAGAAATGTCAGTGATGCTCTCTGGCTTGCAAAGCAAAAGTTAGAGAACAGTGGTACAAAGGTTGAAACAAGGAACGGCAAGGCTATTGAGTTAAGAGAGCCTGTAGCCATTGTATATAATCAACCTATGGAGCGAGTATTATTCTACCCTGAACGTGATGCTAACCCCATCTTCCATTTTATGGAAAGCTTATGGATGTTGGCAGGACGTAATGATGTTGAGTGGATTGCTAAGTTTAACAAACGTATGTCAGAGTATAGCGATAACGGTAAACAACTTCAAGGTGCGTATGGTTATAGATGGCGCAAATACTTTCATTTTGATCAGTTAGTAAAAGTAATTCATAGGCTACGCACATACGAAAATGATAGACGAACTGTTTTAACAATGTGGGATGCTGAGGAAGATTTGCGGTTGGATAATGATTGTAAAGATCATCCTTGTAACACTCATATATATTTTAGTATCCGTGATAGAATATTAGATATGACAGTATGCAATCGTAGTAATGATATGATATGGGGAGCGATGGGTGCTAATGCTGTGCATATGTCAATCTTACAAGAGTATGTAGCCGCTAAAGTCAATGCTAAAGTAGGTATCTATACTCAGTTTAGTAATAATCTACATGCCTATTTAGATACCCTTAAAACTCTAAAAGATATGCAACCTGACTATGACTCTTATGGAGTACGTGGTATTTATCCTTCACGAATCGTAACTAGAGCAACTTCCTTTATGGAAGAGCTAGAGTTGTTTATGGAAGACCCCATGAAAAAACACCCATATAACAATAAAATATTTCCAGAGTTAGCTCAACCTATGTGTAGAGTTTGGGAAGCTTGGAAACAAAAAGAAATATTTTTAGCATTAGATTTATGTAAAGAAATAGTTCCTGATGATTGGCACATAGCTGTACATGAGTGGTTAGAAAGAAGAGTTAACAATGGATAAAAAGTATAGTGATATTATAGAAAAGGTAAAACAATTATCATACGAGGATGTGTTCGGTTTAGATGAAGCTGAAAAAAGTTATGGTGATAGTTGGAAGCAACGTGGCGGTGTTGGCGCATTTATGATGTTAGCACGTAAATGGGATCGCCTTGAAAAACAAGTAGAACAACAAAACTATGATGTTTTTAAAGCGGCTGAACTAGACATGCGTGACGAGGGTATCCTTGATGATATTAGGGATTTACGTAGGTATTTGTTTTTAGTAGAAGCTGAGATACGTATGCGTAATGAAAAGTAAACTTGATAAAACTGTTGTAGCACAATGCGAATGTTTAAGAGATAAGAAAGTATTGACGTTTAGGCAACTAAAGAATAAGTGGCCTATGTGTCGCTACTGTAATCAACCAATGAAAGTAAAGGCAGATGATGCAGTTCCCCTTGTTCACACCACCGACTGAGTGGGTAATGCCAGATGGCTACCCAGATATATCGGAAGCACGTGAAGTAGCCATAGACCTTGAAACAAGAGACCCTAACCTTAAATCTCTAGGAAGTGGTTGGTGTCGCAAAGATGGTCACGTGATTGGTATAGCTGTAGCAGTAGAGGGTAGTTCATGGTATTTCCCTATACGACATGAAAACGGCAGTAATTTAGATGCAAAGCAAACACTTCGTTGGCTCGCTTCTGTTTGTTCAGTAGAACGAGATTATATAATGCATAATGCAATGTACGACCTCGGATGGTTGTGGGCAGAAAATATAGAAGTAAAAGGTCGTGTTGTTGATACTATGATTGTAGGTGCGTTGCTTGATGAAAACAGATTTAGTTATGCATTGAACGCACTTGGTAAAGATTATTTAAATGAACGTAAGAGTGAAAAAGAGTTATATGAAGCCGCAGAATCATTTGGGGTAAATGCTAAGTCAGAAATGTGGAAGCTCCCTGCACATTTTGTCGGTCAATATGCTGAGCAAGATGCGGCACTAACACTTAGATTATGGAATAATTTCAAAGGCTTAATCGTTAAAGAAGACATAGCTGACATATTTGATTTAGAAATAAATGTTCTTAAAGTAGTTTTTGAAATGCGTAAGAAAGGAGTGCGTGTAGATATAGCTAAAGCTGAAGAACTAAAAGAACAATTAGAAAAACAAGAGCAAGAAGTATTGTCCGCTGTTGGTGGTAGTGATATAGATATATGGGCGGCATCAAGTATAGCTAAAGCATTTGATGAACAGGGGTTACGATACCCAAAAACAGAAAAAACTAAAGCTCCTAGTTTTACTAAAAACTTTCTGGCTAACCATGAACATGCTCTTCCAAAAGCAGTGGTAAGAGCTCGTGAACTTAATAAAGCACGTACGACTTTTATAGATACTATACTAAAACACAATCATAATGGGCGCATACATGCTGAAGCACATAGCCTCCGTAGTGATGAAGGTGGCACAGTCACAGGTCGTTTTAGTTATAGTAACCCGAACTTACAGCAAGTTCCTGCTCGTAATGCTGAAATAGGTCCAATGATTCGTGGATTGTTTTTACCAGAAGAAGGTGAGCTGTGGGGTGCATTTGATTATAGTAGCCAAGAACCACGACTCGTTGTTCATTATGCGAGTTTGTTAAAGTTAGATGGCGCACAAGCTTTTGCTGATCAATACAATGTAGATGCTAATACAGACTTTCATCAGATGGCGGCTGATATAGTGGGTGTACCTCGTAAACAAGCTAAAGATATAAACTTAGGATTATTCTATGGCATGGGTAAGAACAAACTAGCAGAACAGTTAGGTTTAGATTATGAAGATGCTAAAGAACTATTTGCAGAGTATCATGGAAAAGTACCTTTTGTCCAACAACTCTCTGAGTATGTAGTAAATCGTGCTTCTAAAAAAGGAGCTATCCGTACTCTTTTAGGTAGGCGATGTAGGTTTGATAAGTGGGAGCCAAATGCATATGGAACTTATAAACCTATGAGTCATGCTGATGCACTAGCAGAACATGGTCCAGCTATCAAACGTGCTTTCACTTACAAAGCTTTAAATAGATTGATACAAGGTAGTGCGGCTGATCAAACAAAAGCCGCGATGGTTGCTTTGTATAAAGAAGGGATTATACCTTTAATACAAGTACATGATGAACTGGATATATCTGTATCTGATCCTGAGTTAGGTAAGAAAATACAGGAAATAATGGAGACTTGTGTTGATATGCAGATACCTAGTATTGTAGATGCAGAGTTCGGTCCAAGTTGGGGTGAAGCCAAAAAAACATTTAGTGATAAACCTTGGAGTAGAGGAGTAAAAGATGGGAGCACAAGAATGCAAGACAACACCGAACATTAAAACTTTAATAACCGCATGGGACGCACAGTTCTTAGTGAGATATCATACCGTTCCATTACAAACAGAAAGGCAAACTGTGGGAGCTCATTCATATGCTGTAAGTGTTTTATTAGATCAACTTTGGCCAGATAGTAGCAAACAATTAATCTTATCTGCCCTGTACCATGACGTAGCAGAAGTAATACTTGGGGATGTCCCTGCTACCGCGAAATGGGCATATCCAGATCTTAGAAAAGCTTTTGAAAAAGCTGAAGATGAAATAATGAAAAATTTAGAATTAAATTTTGTTTTAACTAAAAAAGAAAAAGACCGATTGAAAATGGCCGATATGTTAGAGTTAGTGATGTATTGTAATCGTCACTCATCATTACCTCAAATGAAAACAATAAGAGATGCTGGAAATGATTATTTATTAGAAAATTTTATCGGCTCTGAAGACTTCCAACCTGTCGCGAATATGTTACGTCACTTAGGTTTGGATTAAAAAGATAATAAAAATAGGGTCGTAAGGGTAATATTTGCCAATAGGTATGTTATATTATATATAGGTATTGCATTATAGAAAGGATGTACCTATGGATTGGCAACAATATGAAGACTATATGCTAAGTTATGCTAAGTCTTACACTATTACAGAGTTCCTTGGTCGGGCTACATATAATACATACCATTACGATACTATTGTTTCATGTGCAAAAGCATATCATGATATGCGTAAAGAATCACCTAACCGTAGGGTTCTTGTATATGCTGTGTGTCAGCCACCTAACCGTGAGCTAAGTGTCAGCTTACCTGTAGCACCAGAGTTATTACCATGAATTTATTTTGGTTATCACTAGACCCCGAGCGGTGTGCTCAAATGCACTGCGATAAGCATGTCGTTAAGATGCCATTAGAAACAGTACAGATGTTATGCACTGCTCACTGGATACATGGCAATGATGCACCCTATTTACCTGTGCATCACAAACACCCTTGTACTCTGTGGGTGGCACAAACAATAGAAAACTACCGCCTCGCTTGGTGGTTAGGATATTATTTATTTAAAGAGTTTACATACCGATATAACAATGTTCACAAATCAGAGTCGGTATTGTATTCGGTGCGTTGTCACCCTCCTGCTATGACTGCCCGAGGTTACACTAAGTTTCCTCAAGCCATGCCAGAAGAGTACAAGCACCATGACGTAATGGTTGCGTACCGTGATTATTACGTTGGTGAAAAGTCAGGATTTGCCGAGTGGACTGGCAGACCTGTTCCAAGCTTTATGCAGAAAGATAAACACTATGGAAACTAAAGATATAAAAATTGATATTGAGACTTACAATGTTCTTCGTCAAGCGGCAGATGCTGAGTGTCGTTCTATACCAATGCAGATCCGTTGGTTAGTTAAAAACTCTAACAGTGGTTCTGTTCCACGTGTGGTGCAAACTCAAATACCCACTATGAGGGTTAGTAAAACTAAACCTAAAAGAGTTAAAGCTCAGGCGAATGCTCAGATAACTAATCCAGATACTAACTTGAATAAAGTTTTAATAATATTTGATAGTGGATTGACTTTATGCAGTAAAGACTTCAGGCATGTAGTCCATGCTTGGGGGGAAGTAGATGCGTCACGTGAGCTAAATGCGTTAGAAAGACGTGGTGATCTGGTTAAGATTGGTAACACCAAACCATATCACTATTGTCTTTCTCCGCTAGGACGTGAGCGTATAAATATAATTAAAAGGAGTAAGCTATGAAACCTTTGTGGGAAATCTATAAGGTAAAAACTACCACTAACGAAGTTCACTGGATATTAGATGGACAACTTGTTAAATCACCCATCGTATTTTATGGGTTAGAAAATTTACATATCTTCATGGAATCATTTCATGAGATTAATAAAGTGCATACTCCGACCAAAGTCCGGTCGGGGGATGCATCAACACCAAAGCACCCATATGATAGGGATGATCAATATTGGGAGGAGACACAATCATGATGGATGGACACAAGAGATTAACACTTGAAAAACAAAAACTTGATGAGCTTGCCGCTGAGTCAGTAAGCATGAAAGACTTTGCTAGTAAGATAGGTGTGACTTATATGACAGCTAAAAATATCGCTGACTTATATGGTGTGACCGTTCCGGATGGTAGAGTAGGTGTAAGTAAAAGCAATCAAGTTGCCCGAAACGCAGATATTTATCATCTTAGACAAGTGCATGGTTTGAGTTATTCTGCGATCGGTAAAAAATATGGTATCAGCAGACAACGAGCACATGGTATTTATAAAGCAGAGTATAAAAAACTTGCACTCACCATGTAAATAGGTATTATTAAATATGGTTTTGTTTACAGAAAGGAGCTAACCATGACACAAGAAACAATACTAAAAAACCTTGATACTTTTAAGAGCTGTGCTCATGATGCACATACTTTATCTATGGGTATTACAGACCTTGCAGAAGTTTATGCAGAGACAGCTATGCTTATTGAGTATATAAAAGCTAAGTATCCTCAAGCTTATCAAGAAGCTATGTTGTTTGTTGAAAAGCACAATCAAGAAAAAAGGGAGGCTAAGAGTGGCTAAATATTTTAATGAATTAAAAAAGGCTGAATATTTTTTTGATGATGGGTGGTTACGTGTATGTGACCAGCCCCCTCACGGCTCTCCAGCCGATCGTGGCAGTGCTGACCGTTATTACGGTCGGCCTTGCCGACCACATTATTACCCAGATGGCACGTATAAGGGACAACGGATTGAGTTACCTTTTATGACACAGCAACAAGTGGAGGAATATACAGATGCTTGGGAAAAAGAAGAGGGGCGCAAAGACTACGTCGAGTCTTATACGTCTACACATATTGAATGCGACACAACCACGGAGGAAAATTAAATGGACGGAAAAATTACTGAGACTCCTCTTCCAACGGACTTAGAGTATATTTGTTGTTTTGATTGGTCTGAGCCTACTAAGTTTGAAAGAGAGGTGTTTAACATTCACCCAGATAATACTAACGCTCGTATTAGTTTTCGTAATAAGGGTAGCCAAGTTTGGATTGTTGAGTGGAATAACTTACGTATTTATGAGTGCGAATCAGATTATTACCACGATAAGCAAACAGAGGTTGCATCTTACATGTTGCTCGTGCAACATAAAAAATGGAATAGGGGTTGACAGTCACCTCCCATTCGGTGCGAGTGCTAAGTTTGTCGTTTCCAAAACGCTGTAGATGCCAGAACTATCACTTCCCCATTGTATTCTCATACTCTGGTGATAGGGAGGTAAAGCAATGACTGTTGTAATTAATTAGTTGTAAATCTACAGAACACTTAGACATTATTTTGTTTGTTTATAATGGGTCACACTTTAAAATATATATATAACTTTAACTTCGTAGAAAGGAAGATTGATGGAAATTATTGAAACACTCTATTACACGTATCATATACTTGATAGTGAAGATGATTCTGTGATGGAAATAATCACTGGTCCTAATTTAGAAAACTTACAAAGATTAGTTGCAGATACACCAAAAGGTTATCGTGCCGTTTATGTAGGTCGCCAATACCATGCTATCTGGTGGAAACAAACAGATCCGTTAGCACGTGATTTTTTACTTGAATTACGTGATGCACCACGTATAAGAAAGGAAGATTGATGTCAGATACTAAACGTAAAACATGGGCTTATGTCTATGGCGATGAGTGTGATTTTTTATGGGAGCATTTTGGTATGCCGGACAGGGATCCACTAGACCGTATAAAAATAAAACTTATTGGTTATCAAACGAGTGAGGAAGTTGAAGAGGAGCTCGGAGTTAGGCGACCGAGGCTTAACAGATGTTAGCTGAAGCTGTTACATGTCTTGCCATGAATATTTATTTTGAGGCAAGGAACCAATCTACTATCGGGCAGATTGCTGTTGCACAAGTAACAATGAACAGGGTGCGTGATGAACGCTTCCCCGACACTGTGTGTGATGTAGTTAAACAAGGTCCAACATATACATGGAAACCTGATTACCCAATCAAGAACCAATGTCAGTTCAGTTGGTGGTGTGATGGTAAAGCGGATAAGCCAACAGATACAATGGCTTATGAGAAAGCTCGTCTCATTGCCTTAGGAGTTTACCGAGGTGACTTAGATGATTTTGTAGATGGTGCAACGCACTATCATGCGACGTATGTTCTACCAGAGTGGTCAGAGAGCAAACAATATGTCGTACGGATTGATGACCACATTTTCTACAGATGGGAGCACTAACATGGGTAGAGTAAAAGCATGGGCGATGGAACAACAAGAAGACATCCAAGCTCAATTTATTGAGGGCAAAATAAATTCTAAAGATTGTACTATCTTATTAGAATCAACAGGTATGGATATTGAGGAGATAGAAATTTTTATAGATGAGAACATGGCAGAGAATGCCAAAGCGATGGCATATAATGTGCTCGCGCGACAGTAAACTGCTAGTTTGGTGTACATCTTACCTTATAATATATGGGTAGCCAATGGTGGTTACAATCAATCAAAGGAGGTAGCTATGTCTACATTTTTACAACAAGCCCAATCTCTCGCTGAGGGTAAGTTTATCAGCGATCCAGTACTTCATGAAAATGTTCTAACAGTGGATATCAGTGATGACCAATTTATTGCCATCACCACAGTTTATATCCCTCTGGAAAAAGGTCAAGCCACACATTATTTGTTGACTAACGTGCTGTTTGATGGGTATGGGGTTGAAACATGCCGTAAGGTAATTTACGGTCAAGATGAGGCTACCCAACAAACTATCTTAGATTACATCGTAAAATTACAAGCTGACCGTTGGGCGGCTTAATCAAGGGAGATTATCATGAAAGAAAATACATATCATCAAAAACATTATACCTTTGGTGAGTGGGTAACACACATGAGTCGGGAGTCTTGGCTACCTGAGTGTCCAACAATACTTCCCGCTGACTTAGCAGATAGTCGCGACTGGTCGCTAATTGGTTGGTCAAAAGTATGCCCCGAACTTAGCATTTATGAGGCTAAGTTAAATGGCTATCACTATATTATCAAACAATTTAATGGTGGTGATTGTACATGGGATGTCACACGTATGCCACTTATGGATTCGGAGGTTTAAAATGAAAGAAAATATTATTGAAACTTTTGCCGATGTATGTGCAACGTATGAGTTTATGGGCAACCCTCCACTCGTTACTGAGCATACCTATCATCAAGAGATATTAGGGTACAGTCATAACTGGACGCATGAGCTTACCCTTGTACGCATTGAAAAACCTATAGATGTACAAGCACGACACCCTAAAACAGAGTTGTATTTATTGATGCACCACATGATTCACAATGTCACACGTGCCATCTCCCATCAACATTCTATACGGATAGAGTGTACGGATAGTGCAGATGCAGATGATTTATTTCTGTATGTACACGAGTTTGCTAACGACTTCCCATACACTCATCACTCAGCTGTGGAGTTTGCAGAATGATACTGTTTGCAATCATAGGTGTGCTTGTCATGCTCTGCTTTATAATGTTGTCAAGATGAACAAGTAAGACACCCTTATTACACATCTTACTATATATTATAATTAGGCAATACTGCCACAAATCTAAATGGAGGTCTAAAATGAGTAATGTAATCAGCTACCACTTAAAAATCGCTAAAGAGTTACGCTTAAATGAGTGGACTAAAAAACTCGGGCAACAACATTTCAGTGTTCCCAACACTCCTACAACAATATGTGGGAAGCCAATGCTCGGTAATAACTATGCTTCAGTTTACAGTCAGGAAGATAAAACACCTTGTCCTGAGTGTGAAGAAAATATGGCTTTTCGGCTTGATTGCCTAAACCAAGATATTTAGGAGGTTAACATGGGTTTAGATCAAAATGCTTTTATAGGCATCACAACTGAAAAACGTACCGATCCCAAAACTGGAGAAGAGTATGAGGTAAAACATCCACTAGAAAGTTTCTATTGGCGCAAACATGCTCGCCTACAAGAGTTTATGGAAGATCGGTGGGTGCAAAAAACAGGCAGGACAGCCGTAGAGTTAAACTGTGAAGATATGCGACTTACCGAGGAAGACATTAATTTGTTAGAAAAAGCCATACTTGATGGCTATTCTGAACATGTTAGTGAGGGCGGTTTGTTCTATGGTCACCAATTCCAAGAGGAGGCCGCACAAGAATATCGTGATTATGATTTAATATTCATAGCAACAGCTCGTAAGGCAATCGCCGAAGGCGCACACGTCATATATCACTGTTGGTGGTAATCAGTTAAACCCCAAAGAGTCATGGTCTACGGATCATGGCTCTCTTTTCAGTTTTATATATAGAGTAAGAATGAAATATTGAGTGAAGTAAAACAAAAGATATTACAATATCTGATATCTAATATCTGAGTATTCAAATATTTCAATACTTTGACTGGCCGCGCGACATTTTACACTCTTACTTTGTAATGAGTCGATTTTTGTTGTAGACTCTATTATAGAAAAGTAGAGTAAATTATGCCGAAAGCAAAAGTCACACATAAAAACTCTTTGGAAGTCGTAGCAAACCCTCGTGTGGAAACAGGGCTAACTCCTAAACAGGAAAAGTTTGCTATGATTTATGCTACAGAAGACCTAACCCAAACTGAAGCCGCGTTACGAGCAGGATACGCTGAAAGTAATGCCCATGCGATAGCAAGCCGAATGTTAAATGGAAGGGATTACCCACAGGTACTAGAAAGAATACGTGTTATCAAAACAGAGCTACAACAAAAGTTTGAAGTTACTTTTGATGGGCATGTACGGAAACTTGCAGAGATAAGAGACCAAGCTATGCAGAACGGTAACTACTCAGCGGCAGTCACGGCTGAAAAAAGTAGAGGGCAAGCCGCAGGACTGTATATAGATCGTAAAGAGATACTTACTGGTAAAATAGACCAGATGTCCCGTGAAGAAGTGTTGGTAGAAATAAAACGTATTCAGGAAGAGTTCCCACAGTTACGTGAAGCATTAAGTCCAGCGATAGAAGGTCATGTCAACAAAACCTGAAACAGAGCTTTGGCATTCCATCAGGGATGGTACAGCTAATTTTGATGTGCATTGGACACGTGTTGAAGCATGGTCACTTCCTGGAGTGCCTGACTTAAATGGATGTATGCAAGGATTGGACTTTTGGGTTGAACTTAAAGTTCTTACGACAAAGAGCGACAAGAAGTATCCTAAGTGGCGTCCTCACCAAATAGCTTGGCAGAGCTCAAGAACATCGGTTGGTGGAGTAGTTTGGAACTTGGTTCATCATCTTTCATCCCACAGACTATTATTTTTGGATGGTCGGAACCTAGCAAAAAGATTGATGGAGGGAGATGAGGGGGTCTACGATGGATGGATGGATTACCCGATTGATTATGATGGATGGCGAGCTGTACTAGAACAGGTGACATCACGGCCGAAGTCATAAGACTTCTGGCACGAGATCATATGAAGTCAGCAAACAAAGTTATCATTTTGACAATTTAGGTATTTACATTGATACGCTACCTATGGTATCCTTAATTGTGGCAAGTGCCACATTAATCAACCAACGCTCGTAGAAAGGAGCTCATCATGGCTAAATCAGCTGTTAAAAAAATCGCTACTACTGAAGTTACTTTTCAAGGTATTAAAGATATACCTGAGGATCGTAAAAAGTTAGGTGTCACTGTTGCTGACATTTTTAAGTTTGTGCAGGAAAATGCTGGGGGTAATCCCAACAATGTTGGTATACGTCCAGTCGCTAAACTGGTTGACCTTAAACAGGATCAACCCTTTCCTTTTGAAAGTAAGCGTACACTATATGAAGAAGATGGTGCTAAAAAAGCTAGGCTCCGTGGTCTTGTGGTGTGGCAGTTAATCAACTCTGGTACTAAGCCTATCACCCTTACTGATGTTGACAATGCACATAAGAAAATCAAAGCAAAGAAATATCACGCTTTGTTAGATGCTCTTAATGGTGGGCAGTCGCCATCAGCTAAGGCAACATGGGGAAATAATTATGTTGAGCTATACGTAATCCCAGCCTAATCAAACATTGGATGGGTGGCCGATGGTCACCCATTCTTTTTTGATGGATGGATGGATTGATGATGAATGAAGATGATTCATATATATGGGCATAGTCACATATATAGTCACCAAACGAAATGTTTTCTAATGAACTCAAAAGAACTCATGCCTATATACAATTTAATATCCAGTGTTATGGTGGTTTTATAACTTAACTATTAACAAGGGGGTTAATTATGCTTTTGAGTTTTTATTTGTTTACGGTAATAGTCACTATATTTATTTTCACTATATTTTAATTTAGGGCTTTACATTCGTGTAAATATGTTTATTATAATAAGTGTAGCAATACCGCTACATTCAACTTTAACCAAAATGGGGTTAATTATGGTTAATACTTCTAAAAAAGCCGCGCTTGCTTTCCAAGGCGCAAACGGTAACAAACAGCCTATCAGTGCTCAGGCTATGGTTACTTTTATTAATGCCAATGGTGGTGAGGCTAACTTGGCATTATTACTTAATGCTAATGCCGTTAAAAATGGTATTCTGTTTGGTGGTGGTAAGTTATGGCACACCATGCAAGTTGATGCTAAAACTAACACTATTAGCAAAAGGGGTCAAATACTATGGGCTTGTGTCAACGGCTTACCTACAGGTCAAGCGGTTACTAAGGCTAACCTTGCCAAGCTTATAAATACTAACGTACCAACAAGCTTTAAACCTATCCCGCTTACGCAAATACAGCAAGCTCATAAGGTTTATGGTAGCGGTATATTTAATAACACTAGCGTCCCAGCTGGTGGTACGTGTAATCAAAATGCTGTACTAGCTATTCTTAATGGTGGTTTTAGTAACAGTAACCAAACCCTTAGCACGTATGGTAATTCATACGGTACTATCGTAGCGGTGTAACCTTTACACTAGCCAAGTGCCAAAAGGTACTTGGCTAGTCCTTATATTGCTCTTATCGCCATAAAAAAATGGCAACCCCCCTCAAATGCGATGAACATGTACAAGCACAGCGCAGTACACGGTTTTCCAGAAATCGTTACCACTCAGATAATTTTTGGACATACCCACCCCCCTTTTTTGAAATATGAGTCATAGGTTCATTGCCCTTTGAAAATTTTTATATTATTCTGATACTATGAAGGATGATTTAGTTAATTTTGGTGTAAGCCGTTCGAGTGATGGCGAGGTATCTTTATCATTTTATTATACGAATGGTGCAGAGCGACATTTTGTTTTAGGTGATGATGATATTATATCTTTAATAGCGGCTTTATTAGCGGCACGTAATGAAGAGATGGGTGAATGGCAGACGTACCATTAAACATTCCCGAAGATGTATTGCGCCAATATGCAATGTTATTAGAGAAGCAGAAAAAACTTATCTCGAGTGATCGCGCACGAGCAGACTTTATGTCGTATACTAAAAGTGTATGGCCTGAGTTTATTGAGGGTAAGCACCATAAAATTATGGGCGAGAAGTTTAATGCATTGTCAAAAGGCAAGATTAAACGGTTGATTGTGAATATGCCGCCCAGACATACAAAGTCAGAGTTTGCCAGTTATTTATTACCCAGTTGGTTGATGGGACTTAACCCCAAGTTAAAGATAATACAGGCTACGCATACAGGTGAGTTAGCCGTGCGTTTTGGACGTAAGGTACGTAATTTAATGAACAATGCCGATTACTCTCAGATCTTTCCAGAAGTAAAATTACGGCAAGATAGTAGTGCGGCAGGAAGATGGGAGACCCACGCAGGAGGTGAATATTTTGCGGCTGGTGTGGGTGGCGCAATAACAGGACGTGGTGCAGACCTTATGATAATTGACGACCCACATTCTGAACAAGATGCATTATCGCCAGCGGCATTAGAAAATGCTTATGAGTGGTATACCAGTGGTCCACGGCAACGACTACAACCCGGAGGTGCGATTGTTATTGTGATGACACGTTGGTCAGAAATAGATCTAACGGGAAAATTATTAAAACAGCAATCGCGTGATATATTAGCAGACCAGTGGGAAGTGGTTGAGTTTCCAGCTTTAATAGATGATGATAAAGTATTATGGCCGGAGTTTTGGCAGAAAGAAGAATTATTAAAAGTTAAAGCTTCTTTGTCGGTAGGTAAGTGGGAAGCACAATGGCAACAAAACCCCACATCAGAAACAAGTGCTATACTTAAACGTGATTGGTGGCGGCAGTGGGAAAAAGAAGATATACCACCTTTACAGTATGTCATGCAAAGTTATGATACAGCATTTAGTAAACAGACAAATGCTGATTTTAGTGCGATAACAACGTGGGGTGTTTTTTACCCAGAAGAAGGTGGACCACCAAACATTATTCTAGTTGATGCGCGACGTGGACGGTGGGACTTTCCAGAACTACGACGTATAGCTTTAGAAGAATATGAGTATTGGGATCCGGAATGTGTCCTAATTGAGGCAAAAGCCAGTGGTATGCCACTTACCCAAGAGCTACGACAAATGGGTATACCAGTGCAAAATTATAGCCCAAGTAGAGGTAATGATAAATTTACTCGTGTAAACTCCATTGCGCCCTTACTAGAAAGTGGGTTAGTATGGGCTCCAGATACTCGGTGGGCAGAAGAAGTTATTGAAGAGTGTGCCGCTTTTCCAAGTGGTGAGAATGATGACTTTGTAGATACATGCACACAGGCTCTAAGAAGATTTCGCGAAGGCGGTTTTATACAACACCCAGAGGATTATGATGATTATGTTGACGCACCCCCAAGACAAGCAGTATATTACTAATTTTTTTGCTATGTTAGATGCTAAGTTGAAAATAGCAAAAAAAGAATTATACCCTGACCAAAAACCAAGATTCCGTGTAATACAAGGGGGTAAACAAAATGGCTAGAAAACCTAACCCATTTAATAATATAGAGCGTGAATTTACATTAGTCGGGCAGAAGTTGCCCGATGATCCGTTAGAGGTTGAATTACCTACTGAAGAAGAGCAAATGTCTTTTGAAGGTATGGAAATGACACGTAATGAAGATGGCTCAGTGGAGTTTAGCGAATCAGAAGATGATGTAAAACCCGACGTGGGGTTTATGGGTAATTTAGCTGATAGTATAGATGATGATGAATTAGCCGCTATAGGTTCTATGGTATTAGAAAAAGTAGAAGAAGATAAATCTTCAAGGCGCGAGTGGGTAGATACATATACAAAAGGGTTAAATTTACTTGGGGTGCGGTATGAAAATCGCACAGAACCTTTTAATGGTGCTACAGGTGTAACACATCCCATGTTGAACGAAGCAGTTAGCCAGTTCCAAAGCCAAGCATATAAAGAATTATTACCTCCAAACGGACCAGTACGTACACAAGTGATTGGTGATACCACCCCCGAACTGGAAAAACAGGCAGATCGTATTAAAGATTTTATGAATTACCAAATAATTCATGAGATGGATGAGTACGATTATGAGTTTGACCAAATGTTATACTACTTAGGACTATGTGGTAGTGCATTTAAAAAAGTTTACAATGACCCACAGCTAGGTAGACCAGTCAGTAAGTTTGTTATGGCTGAAGATATACTCGTACCTTTTACTGCAACTGACCTACAAAGTGCAGATCGGGTAACACATATCATAAAATACAATAAAAATGAGTTACGCAAACTACAAGTAAGTGGTTTTTACCGTGATGTTGAGGTTATGGCTGGTGAAGGTGATACAAGTGAGCTAGAACAAACAAAAGAAGAGCTATCTGGTATTGAAAAAGCAGGAGCAAATGAACAAATCACACTTTTTGAGTGCCATTGTTACTTAGATTTGGAAGATTTTCCTGATAAAGGGGCTGATGGCGAGCCTACAGGTATACAATTACCGTATATTGTGACCGTTGCTGAAGAAACAGGTGAGATTTTGTCAATTTACCGTAATTTTGATGAAAATGATCCTCTAAAACGTAAAAAACCTTACTTTGTACACTACCCATTTACTCCTGGATTAGGGTTTTATGGTAATGGTTTGATACATTTATTAGGTAATCTGTCAAGAACGGCTACCGCGAACTTACGACAGCTTATTGATGCAGGAACCTTATCTAATATGCCAGCGGGATTTAAAGCTCGTGGCTTACGTATCCGTGATGATGACCAACCATTACAACCAGGAGAATGGAGAGATGTAGATGTAGTAGGAGCTGAATTACGAAGCTCACTCATGCCTCTGCCATATAAAGAACCTAGTGGGACGTTATTCCAATTACTAGGATTTGTTGTCAATGCGGCACAAAAATTTGTTGGTACGACAGATATCGGTACAGGTAATATACAAAATACTGAGATGCCAGTTGGCACAACAGTAGCTCTTATGGAACGTGGCAGTAGAATAATGTCTGCGGTACATAAACGATTGTATAATGGATTAAAACAAGAGTTTAAGTTACTAGCAAATCTTTTTGCTATGGATCCAAGTGATTATCCATACAATGTAACAGGTAATCAGCCAGGATTAAAAGCTAGAGATTTTGACGGTCGTATAGATATTATACCAGTGGCTAATCCTAATATATTTAGTATGTCCCAACGTGTGACACTTGCACAAGAGCAACTTAAATTAGCACAAGCTAATCCACAAATGCATAACCAGTATGAAACTTTGCGTAGAATGTATACAGCACTTGGGGTTGATAATATTGAACAAATATTACCACCACCACAGCAAGCTATGCCAATGCCTCCTGTACGTGAAAATGGTATGTTGCAATTAGCTGTGATTGGTAAACAACAGTTAAAAGCTTTTCCAGAACAAAACCATGATGCACATATAGCTACGCATTTAAGTTATATGACGAGTATGATTGTTAAAGCAAATCCTGCGGCATTACAAATTTTACAAACACATATATTTGAACATATTAGTTTAAAAGCACAGGCTATTATACAACAAGAGTTGATGCGAACAGCAGAACAGGGGCAACAATTACCTCCGCAACTTGTTGAAAGCCGTATGGCAGAAATAGAAAGCCAGTTGATATCAGACTATTTACAAAAAGAAAACGAAGTGTTGGGTATGCAAAATAAAGACCCACTAGTAGATTTAAAAGCAAAAGAACTACAATTACGTGAACAAGAACAAATGCAAAATGCGATGCAAGATCAAATGGAGTTACAGTTTGATAAACAAAAAGCCGCTGAACAAGCCGCCATACAACGGGAACGTATTGGTAGTACAGAGGATATAGCACAAATGCGAGCACGTATAGCATTAGAAAGAACTAGAGGCAGAGGCTAAAGGAGATAAAAATGTCTAACAGGTTGTCACAATTAATAGATTTATTAGAAGAAGCTAAAGAGGCTGGTGATACAGATAAAATACAAGAAATAGAAACAGATATGTTTCGTGAGTTTGGATATGATGCAGAAACTGGTGTAGTAAGTAAATCTATGGGTGGTGAAGCTAAAGATATTCCAGCGATGATTGATGCTACTAGTAATAGAGCAACTAATGGTCGTATATCAAGAGGTGGAGGTGCGGCTTTACGTGGTACAAAATTTAAAGGTGTCAGGTAGTATGATACAAAAAAAGTTGCAAAAAGGTTCTGATTATAACAAATACGATCTTGACGGAGACGGTATTGTGGATGATGACGAACTTTTAGCGGCTGAAAAATTACATGAAATAGAAGCCGCTGAAAAACAAGAAGCGGCAGAATTACGTAAAATGACAGCACAAAGACGTATGGCTACGGCTGTCTTGTGTTTTATGGCTTTGTATACTTTATTAATGTTTGCACCTTTTATACCAGATGATAGGATTAAACTGCTGACAGATCTAAGTAACCTTCTTTATATTACAGGTGGTGGAATCGTTGGAGCGTACATGGCAGTTTCCGTTTGGCCTAAAAAGAATTAGGGGATATAATGTTACAAACACTTATTGGACCAGTTACAGGATTATTAGATAAATTTGTTGAAGACAAGGATCAAAAAAATGCTCTCGCGCATGAAATCGCCACAATGGCAGAAAGACATGCACAAGAGACAAAAATGGCTCAAATCGCAGTCAACCAAGAGGAAGCGAAGCACAGATCAACCTTTGTTGCTGGATGGCGTCCGTTTATCGGATGGACGTGTGGTTTCGCGCTTGCGTGGCACTTTATCATTACTCCCATTGTTTTGTTCACAACTGCTATCGCTGGTTTCCAAGTTCCTGAGTTACCTACGTTTGATATGGACTCGTTAATGACAGTCTTACTAGGTATGTTGGGTTTAGGTGGTTTACGTACTTATGAGAAAGCTAAAGGATTGACAAAATGAGTTTATATGCAAATATACATAAGCGTAGAAAAAGCGGTAAAAAGATGCGTAAAGCAGGAGATAAGGGTGCTCCCAGTGCGTCTGATTTTAAAAATGCGGCAAAAACGGCTAGAAAAAAGAAAATAAAACGTGTCTGACCTTTACATTCACGAAAAACTCCGTAATATTATAAAAGAGCGGATAGATCTAATAGACACACAACTAACAGAAGGTGTGGTAGAAGATTTTTCTATATACAAGATTCTACGTGCAAAACGCGAAGAACTTGCAAACATCGAACAGGAACTTGATGTCCTGCTAAAAAAGGTAAATTATGACTAAAACACTTTATGTGCCAAAGCACGTTATACAGTCCAAAGAAGAAAAACCACAAAAACCCGAAACACCAGCATTACACAAACTTCCTGAACCGACAGGTTGGCGAATCTTAATATTGCCTTACAAGGGTAAAAAGAAAACTGATTCTGGTGTTTATTTACCCGATCAAGTAGTAGAACGCGAAGCACTTGCCACTGTATGTGGTTATGTTTTGAAGCTTGGACCATTGGCTTATCAAGATCCGGAGAAATTTGGTACTACTGCAAATGGTCAAACAGGAGTATGGTGTAAAAAAGGTGATTGGGTGATTTTCGGCAGATATGCTGGAAGTCGTTTTAAAATAGAAGGCGGTGAAGTGCGATTATTAAATGATGATGAGATACTCGCGACAATTAAAAATCCAGAAGACATTCTGCATACATAACGGAGAGGGTTATGCCTGAAACAAAAGAAGAACAAATCGAAATAGAAATTGAAGAAGAAAATGCAGAACAGTCTGAGGCTGTATCCGCAAAAGAAGAACAAAACGATACTGTAACTGAAGAAGCACAAGCCTCTGACTCTGAGGCAAGTGAAGAGGATCTTGAGCAATATGGTGATAAAGTTAAAAAGCGCATAGAAAAATTAACTTATAAAATGCGTGAAGCCGAAAGGCGAGAAAAAGCGGCTACTGAATATGCACAGTCAGTCAAAAAACAAATGGAAGATTTAGAAAAGCGTAGTCAGAAAATAGACCAATCTTATATTACTGAGTATGATTCTAGAGTAAGTAATGAAGAAGAAAACATAAAATCACGGTTGACTCATGCTATAAATAGTGGTGATGTCAATGCTCAAATGGAAGCGCAAAAAGAATTAGCACGTTTAGCATTGGAGACAGAGCGTTTGAAAATTGCTAAAGAAGAGCTAGAACAAAGACAAAAAGCACAACCACAAGCACAACCACAGCAACAGCCACAAGCAGAGCCAGACCCTAAAGCTAAACGGTGGGCGGCTAAAAATACATGGTTTGGAGCTGATGAGCCTATGACATTGACAGCTTTTTCTATACATAAAAAATTAGTGGAACAAGAATACTACGATCCTAACAGTGATGAGTATTATACAGAACTAGACAAGCGTTTACGTATTGAATTTCCTCATAAATTTGAGGAAGAAGAGATGACACAAACACGTACAACGCGAAGTCCAGTAGCTCCTGCATCAAGAGCAAATGGCAAAACTTCTGGAAAAAAAGTAAAATTAACTCCATCACAGGTTGCCATAGCTGACAAACTTGGTGTAACCTATGAACAATATGCGAAGCAACTTGCTCGCTTAACATCGTGAAGGAATAGATCATGGATCGCACCCCACGCACTAAAACCACCCGTGAGGCAGACTCACGCAGACGTCCTTGGCAACCTCCATCCACTTTGGATGCACCACCACCGCCCGAGGGATATATTCATCGTTGGATCCGAGAATCAGTTATGGGTTCCGATGATAAGAAAAACCTTGCGGCTCGCTTACGCGAAGGCTTTGATTTAGTTCGCGCAGATGAGTTCCCAGACTTTGAAGCTCCTACCATCCAAGACGGTAAACATGCAGGAGTTATAGGAGTTGGAGGACTTTTATTAGCTCGGTTCCCAGTAGAGTCAAAACAAGAACGTGATGCTTATTTTAGGGGTAAAACCCAAGATCAGATGCATGCTGTTGATAATGACCTAATGAGAGAAGAGCATAGTTCAATGCCTATTATTAAACCTGATAGGCAATCTCGTGTAACTTTCGGTAAAAACAATGCCGAATAATTTTGTTAGGAGACAAAAATCATGGCAAATATAGATGCCCCTTTTGGTTTGCGTCCACATAACAAATTAGGTTCCAACGTGAACTCAGGAGGTTTGACGCCATACAAAGTACAAATCGCAGGAGTAGCAGGATCATCAAGTGCCATATATCAAGGTGACATGGTGATACCGTTAACTAATGGACTTGTAGATGTTGCGGCCGCAGACGGTGGTTCAGTTGCGATCCTAGGAGTTATGGCTGGATGTCAATATACAGCCCTAGATGGGACGCCAACCTTTACAAACCAGTATCCAGGAACTTCATCTCTTAAATCAGGGACTGAAGCTACTGTATTCTTATATGATGATCCAAACCAAGTATATGAAATAAATGCAGATGCGAGTTTGACAAATCTTGCAACCGCGACTGCACTTATTCATTCAAATGCAGAAGGTACTGGATTCGGTTCAGAACATGCTAATGGTATTTCTGCGGGAGAACTTTCCGTAGCAACTGCTGGAGCAACTACAGCTACCGACAATTTTAGAATTGTTGGTATCAAAGATGTTCCAGGAATTGATTATGCTTCAGCTGGAGTAAAATTACTCGTTAAGTTGAACTTACCATTCCACGTCGCAACAACTGGCATATAAGGAGTAAATGATATGGCTATTGCAAGATCCCAACTCCTTAAAGAGCTAGAGCCAGGATTAAATGCCCTATTCGGCTTAGAGTACGATCGTTATGATAACGAACATGCTGAAATTTTTGAAACAGAAAATTCAGATCGTGCTTTTGAAGAAGAGGTTATGCTATCTGGTTTTGGCCAAGCACCTACAAAAGGTGAAGGAGCGGCTGTTAGTTTTGACTTAGCTAATGAGTCATTCACAGCAAGATATACACATGAAACTATCGCATTGGCTTTTGCGATTACAGAAGAAGCTGTTGAAGATAATCTATACGATAGGCTATCCTCACGTTACACTCGTGCGTTAGCTCGTTCTATGGCTAACACTAAGCAAGTGAAAGCGGCATCTGTATTGAACAATGCCTTTGATAGCACTTTTGCCATCGGTGATGGTAAAGAGTTGTGTGCAACAGACCACCCTACAAATGGTGGTGGAAACTTTAGAAACGAATTAACGACTGCGGCAGACCTTAATGAAACTTCATTAGAGCAGTCACTAATTGATATTTCTGGTTTTATTGATGAGCGTGGTTTGAAAATTGCTCTTCGTGGTATGAAGCTTATTATTCCAACAAACCTACAGTTTGTAGCTGAGCGTTTGATGGCTTCTAACTTACGTCCAGGAACAGCAGATAACGACGTAAACGCAGTACGTAATATGGGTATGTTACCTGATGGTTATGTAGTGAATCACTTCTTAACTGATACAGATGCGTTTTTCATCAAAACTGATGCACCTAATGGTTTCAAACATTTTGTTCGTACACCTATCCAAAATAGCATGGAAGGTGATTTCGACACAGGTAATGTTCGCTATAAAGCACGTGAGCGTTACAGCTTCGGGGTATCAGACCCACGATGTGTGTTTGGTAGTCCAGGAGCATAATTTTCTCCATTAAAACTTTTGAAGGGCGGCTTTTCAGTCGCCCTTTTTTTATGTATAGTAATATTACCTTGACAGCATTATGCTGACATTTGCCACGACAAGGAGATAAAAATGGCTACAACAACTTTTCAGGGCATAGTACGCTCTTATGGTGGGGGAATAAAAGGAACACATACCCCAACACCTGTTACACAAAGTGTTCAAATTTCTTTTGATCCCACAGCATCATCTGCTACTAATGTAAGAATCGGAACTTCAGCAACTGCTGGAGAAACTTTGACTTTACCAGCGGGAGCTATACCTATTTCGTTTATGACAATAGGTGGTTCAGCTGGTGGTAGTAGTCCAACTGTAGATATTGGTTCATCAGGTGACCCAGACGGTTTATTTAATGAAGTCGATGCTGATACCAAAGGCACATTAAAGGGTGCAGATGGAGCACTTGCGGTTGCTGGTGGTCTAGCCGCTAGTATCACTGTAACAGGCAAGGTCGGTGCTTCTGCCGCTACAAGTGGAACTTTCACAGGCATCCTTACTTATGCGATGGCTAATAACAGCGTAGAATAATAGGAGGCTACAATGGCAGGTCCTATTACTGCAAAGACAGTAACTAGCACAGGCACTTTTAATGCTGGAAGAACTAGATTAAAATCTTTTGTCGTTAGAAGTGCTGGTAGTGGTAGTCCAGCGGCTGTATTTAGAAACAGTGATGGTTCTGGTGCGACTTTGTTGACCATGACATTTGTAACATCTGACGATACACAAATAACAATACCTGATAATGGTATGATATTTCCAGATGGATGTCATGTGACACTTACAGCTATAGATTCTATCACAGGGTTTTTTGGATAGTCATGGCTACGACAAAAAATGTTAAACGTACTCCCTCTGGTAAATTACAATATCGGGGGGAAACATTTTCGGGTTATAATAAACCTAAAAGAACTCCTGGAGCTAAACGTAAATCTGCTGTTTTAGCTAAAAAAGGTGACCAAGTTAAGATTGTTAGATTTGGTGATCCCAATATGTCTATAAAAAAAGATGTTCCAGCAAGGCGCAAATCGTTTCGTGCAAGACATAAATGTGCTACTGCTAAAGATAAATTTTCAGCAAGATATTGGTCATGTAAGGCATGGTAAAATGAAAGCAGACGAAGTTTTAAAGTTACTAGAAAAGCATGAAGAAGAGTGTAATCGCAGATATGATTACATACAAAAACAGTTAGACAAGTTAGATATACGATTATGGGGTATAGCCGCTTTAATTATCGCGACGGCTATAGCTAATAGGTTTATCTAATGGCTATGTCTAGAAGTAACATGCCAAAACAAATTAGCAAAGCACCTTCTAGCAAAAAGAAGAAAACTAAAAAACGCAAAATACCACAAAAGTATTTAGCTGGTCTTAGTGCGTCTGAACGTGCTAAACGTAAAAAAGAAATAGAAAGAAACGCAAAAAAATCTGCAAAGGATCCTTCAGCATATGTTTTCCCTAGTGATTATAAGAGTACTGGAGTGCGGAGGAAAACCAAAGAATCCGTTCATACTAAAAAATTTCGTAAAATGTTTGGTGGAAAGGGCAAGAAAAAATGAAAAAATTATCTGCAAAGCAAAAAAAGTTAGCGGCTTTTGCCGCTCCTCGCAACAAGATCACACGTGCGGATATCATTACTGCGGCTAAGAAAAAAGCTAAAAAGAATAATGGCAAAAAGAAAAGACCCTAAAGTAGGAACAGGCAAAAAACCTAAAGGTTCTGGTAGAAGGTTATATACCGATGAGAACCCTAAAGATACTGTCCCCATCAAGTTTGCTACACCAACTGATGCCAGAAAAACTGTCGCACGTGTCAAAAAAGTTAAAAAACCGTTTGCAAGAAAAATACAAATACTCACTGTAGGGGAGCAAAGAGCAAAGGTTATGGGTAAAAAAGAGGTTGCTAATATTTTCCGTAAAGGTAAAGATAGTATACGTAGACAGGAGGGCAAAATAAAATGACTTTATCAGCCGCGACGAAAAAGTCTCTATCTAAAAAAGCAGAGGCCGCTAGAAAAAAAGGTAAAAAAGTTACCGCTGGACAATTAGCACGAGTTTACAAAAAAGGATTAGCCGCTTATAGGACAGGACATCGTCCAGGAGCAAGTCCGAGTCAGTGGGCTATGGCTAGAGTTAATAGTGTATTGACTGGAGGTAAAGCCGCAAAAGTTGATGCACACATATTTGGTAAAGGTAAAAAGAAGAAAGCAGAAACAAAGAAAAAATGAGTTATTTGATAAGCAATATCCCACATTTTAAATGTTGGGTACGCAAAGAATTTACTCATAACCACAGTGATTATCATGGAGAGTACATACACGCAATGGCTATAGCAGTTAATACTATACCCGATAGATGTTTGAGTTTCCAAGTGGTATTTACTGGTTATGAAGCAGATGAAGAAGGTGTAGAAAATATACATGGCGGTGCGATGTGGGCTAGATTACCCATCACAGCTTTAGTAGCAGATGTGCCGTTAGAAGATTGGCCGGAACGTATGGTAACACACCATGCACAACCTTGGGATTGTAGTTCTCACTATCATTCTGTTGTAAAACTTGATAGAGTAAGTTCTAGTCCATGGATTTGTAAAATAGATGGTGAATTTTATACGGCAAAATATATGTTTACAGTAGATTACACAGAAACAGATATAGCGGATGATCCTGCACAACATAAGCAAAGTCATGTTTTAGAGTTGACTAATGCAGGGGAATGGACAGGTAATATTGTTGCATTACCTAATAACAGGGTGAGGGCTACTTCTCCTGCACTTTGGGAAACTGGGGAGGGTGCTCCAGATTTTCTACCTAGTCAATGGATACATAATGCTGAAAGTGATGAAAGTTATATGGATCCAAGTATTACTTTTGATAATTTGTATGCTAAAAAGGAGAAATGACATGGCAATGCATAATAAAAAAGGGAAGGCAAATGGCGGTCGCAAAAAAATGCAATATGGTGGTAACATGAAGAAAAAAGGTCGCTCTAAAATGATGGGTGGAGGTATGACCATGAAGAAAAAAGGTCGCTCTAAAATGATGGGCGGTGGTATGACCATGAAGAAAAAAGGCATGGCTAAAGGTGGGTTAGTAAAAGGTCCATACAGCTAATGGCAACTTCTGGTTCAACAGATTTTGAGCTTGATGTAGCTGATTACATCGAAGAAGCTTTTGAGCGTTGCGGTTTAGAGGTACGTACAGGTTATGACCTCAAAACCGCTAAACGTTCTTTAAATTTGTTGTTTGCTGATTGGGCGAATAGAGGTTTGAATAGATGGACAATAAGCCAGAACACTATATCAATAACACAAGGCACTGCAGAGTATACATTAGACGCCGATACTATTGACATATTAAGTGCTGTCATTAGGGAAAATGCTGGTACAAGCACACAATCAGATGTGCAAATCACTAGGATAGGCAGAGATACATTCTTAAATATTCCAAGCAAAAGAACACAAGCTCGACCCACGCAATATTATGTAGATAGACAAATTACACCTGTTTTAAAAATCTGGCCTACACCTGATAAAGCTTATACTTTTGTTTTTGATAGACTTACAAGAATAGAAGATGCGGATACTTTTGTTAATACTGTCGAAGTGCCTTTTAGATTTTATCCGTGTTTAGCGGCTGGATTAGCTTATTATTTATCTATTAAAAGAGCACCAGATAGAGTTACTCTATTGAAAGCTATGTATGAAGAAGAGTTCAATAGAGCGGCTTTTGAAGATATAGACAGGGCTAATTTGAGTCTGACACCTCGCAGAGATTTTTATGGGTTTAGTTGATGGCTTACGCGGTTGGTATATATTCCAAAGCTATATGTGATAGATGTGGTTTTAGATACAATTATTTAGATCTACGCGAAGAGTGGAACGGCTTAAAAGTATGCCCAGAGTGTTATGAAACTAAACACCCACAACTTGAGCCAATAAGTAAACCTAATGATCCACAAGCACTTTTTCAACCAAGAGTGGATGTCACTGATGATAATAATCCTTTTCTAGTATTTACTGATAATGGAAAAGATATTATACCTAGTTCTATTGAAAGTTTAAGCACCCTTAACATTAGCGTTGGAACTGTTACAATAACATCAGCAACAGCTTCAGCAACTACTTTTGATTCTACAAGTATTAAACTTGACACAACTACAAAAACTTTTGATGAGGGTTAAATGGCAAAGCAAACTGTAGGAATTGGTTCTAGCGCAAATGATGGTACAGGTGATACACTCCGTGCTGGTGCAGATAAAATAAATGATAATTTTACTGAAATATATAACGCATTAGGAAATAGTTCTAGTGTTTTAACTGATATTATAGATGCAAACGGTCTTTTAGATGTAAGTTCTGGAGCTAATAAAATTGTTTTTTATTATGGTGCTTTAACTGATCTACCAAGTGCTTCAACGTATCATGGGGCAGTAGCTCATGTTCATGCAACTGGTGGTTTATATTTCGCTCATGGTGGGGCTTGGCTTAGACTAAATGACGAAACATCTGGTCCTGTAACTAAATATACAGCAGGAGTTGTTGGGACAAGTGCTTACACATTTACTGGTCCAGGAGCGGCATCTGGGAATAATCCTGCTTTTTTCTTTTACAAAGGACATACTTACTTAATAGATAATACTGCAAATGAAAGTAGTCATCCTTTAGTAATAAGAGCATCAGATGGAGGTTCTGCTTTTACAGAGGGAGTTACAACTAGTTTTAACTCTACCACAGGATTAACACAATTTATTGTACCACATAATATAAGCGATACCTCTTTAGTATATCAATGCACTAATCATAGTGCTATGGTTGGAAACATAACGATAGTAACATGAGCTATACAAACACAACACTTACACAAGCTATTAAAGATTATACAGAAAACACTGAAACAACATTTGTCAGTAACATTCCTAATTTTATTAAGAATGCGGAAGAGCGTATACTTAAATTAGTAGAGTTAGAATATTTTAGGAAAAATGTTACAGGCACACTAAGCAGTGGAAATAAATTCTTAGCCGTACCAGATGATTATTTAGGGTCGATATCTTTATCTATTATAAACTCTAGTAGCCACGAGTTCTTACTTTTTAAAGATGTAAACTATGTGCAAGAGTTTAATCCTAATCCTGCTACTACTGGTGTACCAAGATATTATGCATATTTTGATGTAGATAATTTTATAGTAAGCCCAACTCCTAATGCAAACTATTCTGCTGAATTACATTATTATTATAGACCACAATCAATAACAGCTACTAGTGATGGTACTTCTTGGTTAGGAACAAATGCTCCTGATACTTTATTGTTCGGTAGTTTGTATGAAGCATATATTTTCATGAAAGGCGAGCAGGAGATGCTTACATTGTATAATAGCCGTTTTGTAGAGGCTATGTCTAGACTTAAAAATTATGGTGAAGCAACTGAAAATACAGATGCATTTAGAACTGGTGTTAAGGTTTCGCGTAAAACATGACTACATTAGAAAATAAAGAAGTAGCTATTGTAGCTTTAGGTGGTTCTTTTTCTGAATATGTTTTAACTAGAATAAACTCAGTACGATATGATGAGGTATGGGGTATAAATTGTATTGGTGCTATTTTTCATGTAGATCGCACGTTTATGATGGATCCCGCTTCTAGGTTTTTAGATGATACTAAAGCTGGTAAACAAACAGGTGTCGCAAACGAGTTTTTATTAGAGACTAAAAATAAGGGTGTTATATACTCTTGTTGCATAGATGAACGTGTACCAGAAATAGTAGAATACCCATTAGAAGATGTTATCAATACAGTCAAAGTAGCATATTTTAATAATACAGTCGCTTATGCGATTGCGTTTGCTATTTATGCAAAAGTAAAAAAAGTACATCTTTTTGGCATAGATTTTTCATATAAAGAAAATATACACTTTGCTGAAGCTGGTAGAGCTTGTGTTGAGTTTTGGTGTGCTATGGCAATCCAAAATAATGTGGCTATTGAAGTAGCAAGAACATCACCTTTATTAGATGTAAATGTACCTGATGAAGAAAAACTGTACGGCTATCATAGATTAGATAATCCTTTAATACAGTCTGTTGTTGATGGTAAGTTGAAAATAACTAAAAAAGATAGTATGTCACCACCTGAAGCAGAGGACGCAAAAAAAGTTAAACCTGTTTTAATAGGTAGACATGATATACCAAATGTTACTTATATGGAAAAAGGTAAAAAATGATTAGTGTATCTAGCGATATTAATGTTAATTCTGTGAATGTAATGACCTCAGAAGGGGGTGGTTTAAGTTCTGAACAGTTGACAGAATTAGCCATGGATAAGGTAATGCGAGTGTCTGACACAGCACCTCCTGTAATAAAAGAACAAGCGGAAGTATTTAGGGGCAGTTTGCAAAAAGTTCTGTATCATTATATAGAATTGGCAAGACGAGAAGAACGTGCTACTATTGCACATAAGATGTCCAAAGCTGGACAAACAGAAATGGCTGATCTTGTAAGGAGAATTTAAATGGCTATAACACAAGCAATGTGTAGTTCCTTTAAAAAAGAACTATTAGAGGGTGTACACAATTTTAAAAACTCAGGTGGTGGTACTTTTAAACTCGCTTTGTATGCAGAAGGTGGCGGTGGTAAATCAAGCACTACAGCTACTTTAGGAGCAACAACCACAGCTTTCACCACAACAGGTGAAGTTGATAATAGTGGCTCATATACTTCGGGTGGTGGTACATTAACTAGGGTAGACCCTTCGCTTTCTGGCACTACAGCAATTACTGATTTTGCTGATCTTAGTTTTACAACAGCTACGATTACAGCGATGGGAGCTTTGATTTATAATAGCTCTGCTTCTAATAAAGCTGTTGCGGTACTTGATTTTAGCACCAATAAAACATCTACATCTGGTACTTTTACTATACAGTTCCCAACAGCAGATGCGAGTAACGCCATCATCCGTATCGCATAGGTGACGATGTGGCACTCGTACTTGCCGATAGGGTCAAAGAAACCTCGACCACAACGGGAACTGGTACTTATACTCTTGCTGGTGCTGTCACTGGGTTTGAGTCTTTTGGTTCAATCGGTAATGGCAATACTACTTATTACGCTTGCACTCTCGGTTCTGATTTTGAGGTTGGTATAGGCACTTACACTTCCTCTGGCACTACGTTAGCCCGAACTACAATACTACAGTCTAGTAACTCTGATAACGCTGTTAATTGGGGTGTTGGTACAAAAACACTGTTTTGCACTCAGCCAGCAGAAAAAGCGGTGTTTTTAAATGCGTCTGATAATATAGAACTTGCTGATTCTGAAAAAATTATATTAGGAACTGGTGGTGATCTAGAGATTTACCACGATGGTTCGCATAGTTATGTAGCAGATGCTGGCAATGGCAGATTAAGACTTTTATCAAACGGAACAGTAATAAGAAATGCCAACAACAACTCTGACTTGGCTGAATTTACAAATGGTAGTGTTGATTTATATTCAGATGGGACTAAAAGATTAGAAACTAGTAATACTGGTATAACAGTGACTGGTGAGATAGTCGCAACCAGCTTAGATATTTCTGGTGATGTAGATATAGACGGAACATTAGAAGCTGATGCTATTACACTAAATGGCACATCGTTAGCGGCTTCAGCCACAACTGATACAACTAATGCAAGTAATATTGGTTCTGGCACTTTACCTAACGCTAGACTAGCTAGTAGTGTTCTTACAACAAGTAACTCAGATGCACCTAGCACTACCACATCAAGCAGTGATGCAGACTTTGTTCTTATAGATGATGGTGGTACAATGAAAAAAATAACACCAGCTAATTTAGGTGTTCCTGCGAATAAAGATTTTGGTTTAGTAACAGGTTCTGTAACAGGAACCGAAGATTTTGGATCGGTTGCATAATGGCTACACAAGTACAATTTAGAAGAGGCACAACATCACAAACAGGTTCTTTTACTGGAGCTGTTGGAGAAGTTACGGTTGACACAGATAAAGATACTGTTGTTGTTCATGACGGGTCACAAGCTGGAGGATTTGCAGTAGCAAATCTTAAAACAGCACAAGAGTTCACAGCCACACAGAATTTTAATGCCACGACATTATCAGATGCTTCTACTATTTCTTGGGATGCAAGTGCGAACCAAGTAACAAGTGTAACGCTTGGAGGCAATAGAACACTAGGAGCGGCATCTAATCAAATAGATGGTGGGGTATATGTCATATCAATTATACAAGATGGAACAGGTTCTAGAACAGTTACTTTTAACAGTAACTATAAGTTTGTAGGTGGTTCTGCTCCTACTCTAACAACAGATGCAAGTGCCAGAGATGTATTGGTTTTTGTGAGCAATGGGACAAATATGTTTGAAATTGGTAGGGCGTTGAATGTATCATGAGTAGCTTATTAAACATAGCCGCAGGAGGCGATACAGGTTTTTATGAGTTTCCCATTGACCAATCTTTACGTTTTGACGATGGTTCATCGACATATTTAAGTAGAACACCAGCAAGTGCTGGAGACAGAAAGCATTGGACATGGAGTGCATGGATAAAACTAGGTAATTTGTCTAGTGATACAGGCACTTTTCAATCGTTGCTTTCTGCTGGTTCTGCGGGTGAATCAGGTACTAGTGTAGGTGTTTTCTTATTATATTTTAGCACTGATGATAAGTTATATGTTTATACCGATTCTAATGCAACCAGCAGACTTAACACAAATGCCGTATTTCGTGACACAAATGCTTGGTATCATATTGTTGTTAGTGCAGACGCAGATAATTCTACAGCCGCAGACCGAATAAAAATATATGTTAATGGTACTCGTCAGACTGATATAAACATCGACTATGCTTTTACAAATGTAAATTATGCCTTAAATGGCACATCAGTACATAACATAGGACGTTATCAGTATAGCCCCACTACTAATCCAGGTTATTTTGACGGTTATATGGCTGAAATAAATTTTATTGATGGTACAACTCTTGACCCAACTAGTTTTGCCGAAAGTAAAAATGGTGTTTGGGTTCCTAAAGATACATCTGGTTTAACATTTGGTTCACAAGGTTACAGATTACAATTTAAATCATCTGACACAGTAAAGTTTTCAGATGACTTTGCAG